CGAATCACGCCGGGCCAGGCGTATTTCGTGACCTTCTTGCCGCCGTCTTCGTCAGCCTCGATTGCCCAGCCCTTTTCGGGGCTCGACACGGCAAGGGCCGTGGGCGCATAGCCCAACTCGTAGGGCCGCCACGCCGGGGGCGGCTCCACGTCCTTGTAGTGATACTTGGGCTTGAGCTTCAGGGCGTGCTCGGCGAGGAATTTGAGGCCACCAGCCGGGTTGAACTTCAAGACGACATCCTTGAACTCGGTATCCAGATCGCCGAAAGAATCGTGCCGGTCGAAGACCTGCCACTTGGGCGCTTCCGGGTCGGCTCGCTTCGCAAAGTAAATGTTGTCGAATTCAATGCGGGCCTCTAGCTCTCGGGCCAGCGCGTAGGCAAGAAATGTGGGAACCCGCTTGATGCGTATATCTTCGCGGGCCATGAGTGATTGCATCGGGCCTTTGCGGCTGTGAAGCATCAGGTCCAGGACCGCCGCCGGCTTGATGCAAGGGCCTTCCTGCCCCTGCGGCTCCAGCATGGCGATCTCGTCGATATGCTCCTCGGGAATCCAGTCCGGGTGGCAAAGGCGAAAGACGGTGTAGATTTTGCAGACGTGGAACCAGTCGAAGGACAGATTGAAACCCACAACGGTGTGCTGGCATATCCACTCGATCAGCGCCAGCGTCTCGCGGATGGGCCGCCGCCAGACCTCGTACAGAGTGATAGGGCCGTCTTCCACGGCATACTGCAACAGCACCATCATGCTGTGCAGCCCGCAGGTTTCCGTATCGAGGTAGAGCTTCGGCGCGTGATTGCTCATAGCCTAAAAGACCTCGTAGGACCAGTGCCGACCACCTTCGTGTTTCCCGTTCACACTGGCGGCCGTCACCGGCTTCGTGCGGTAGAGGCCGTTGCGGAACCGGATTTCCAGGGCGAGACCCTTGCCGATCCAGGAGGAAATCGGCGCTGCCGGGCTGGACCAATGGAAGCTGTGGAGCACCTGCCCCACGGTGGCAACCCGCAGCGCGGGATCGCTCGAACTGATCTCCACAATGCCGTGGACCGGGTACATGACCCGCATTTCATAGAGATAGGGGTCAGCCTCCAAGAGGATGGTGGTATCTGCTTTCAGTTTTCGTATGTCGATCCCCGGCTCAACCGGCGGCTTGATCGGCGTGTTCATCAGATGTCACTCCGCTGGGAGATCGGGATTTGTCGCGCTTTCTGGAGTCGCCGCCTCGATTTCTTTCAGCAATGCCTCGTCAGAGACCTGACCGGCGCACCACGCGGCCACGCGGGGCGGCAGGCCACCGATGCCGGCGGCCAGCATCCGCTCGATCATGCGATTGATCTCTTCGCGCCGCCGGACACTTCGACGGCGTTTATACGCTCTGCTCAGACCGGGCAAGAACTTGCCCTTCCCGCGTTCTCGCGCCTCAACAATCTTGTCAGCAGCCGCGATTTGCTCGTCGGGTGACTCGATGCCCGCCAGCGTATCGAGGTTCCACTGCGAGAGCAGACCCGCAGCGGCCTTCTGCTGAATGGCATCGGGCATCCGCAACAGCCGCACGCGGACCCAGACCCATCGCGTGTCCCGCTTTAGCTCGCGGGCCGCCTCCCGCACGCTCGCCCCTTTGGGATAAAGGTTCTGGATTGCACGGGCCTCTTCCAGGATGTTGAGGCTCTTGCGTTGCAGGTTCTCCACCAGGTTTAGCATCCGGGCTTCATGGTCGCTCAAGCCCTCGCAGACGTAGGCCGGTATCTCCGTCCATTTCAGGAAGGCGGTCACGGCCCGAAAGCGGCGATGCCCGACGATCAGGCGGTACTCGCAGCCAGGTTCCTCCGTCCAGGGCTGGATGGCGACCGGGCAGATCAGCCGCCCTGCCTGGGCGATGCTCTCGGCCAGTTCCCTGACGGATTGCAGCGTGAACTCGCCCCGGCAGTTGAAGGCGGCATCGTAGTAGATGGCCGCTGCCGGGATGGGATACGCCTGGTACTGTTCCAGCGGCGTCATCGCAATACACGGGAAAACAGCACCGGCCGGTTATCGTACCGCCACTCCCAGACGGCTGTGCTGCCGTCGTCGTTGATCCGCACGAAGGTGTCGTTGGTTCGCGCCCAGGTGCCGGTGTTGAAGTGATGGTCGCCGATGCGGCCCGGTTCGTGAGTGTGGCCGTAGACCACCGCATCGGCCCCGGCTTCCTTGCGGTAGGCTTCCACGCCGTCGAGCATCTCGTCCATACGGCCGTGCTGGAGGGTCAACTTCCGCCAGAGGGTCAAGGCCCCTTCCAACGTGCCGACGAACTGGTCTTCCACGGCATGATGATTCGTCGAAAACGGCCCTCGGTTGCGGTCTTCCAGCAGGCCGGAAATGATCGCGGTAATCTCGCCCGTGCCAGGGTTGGCGTCCCGACAGTACGGGTCGGATTCGTGACCGTGGAGGAAGGCAAACCGCCGACCGCCGATGCTCGCCTCGAAGGCCCTGGACATCGCGGGCAAACTAAGGCCCTCCAATTTGATGTTGCTGCCGATGAAATCGGTCAAAGCGTTATCGTGGTTGCCGACCACCCACAAGGCCCCCAGCGATCCGATGTGAGCCAAGCGTGCCAACAGGTCTTGATAGGCACGAATCGACCGACTCAGGTTCACTTGCCACCAATCGAACAGGTCGCCCAGGACATACAGTAGGCCGCCTTCGGTCTCCACGTAGTCCAGGAACTTGTAGAAGCGGGCCTCGCGGCCTTCGACCGCGAAGTTGTCGCGGTAGCCGCGGTCGCACAGATGTAGGTCACTCACGCAAAAGATAGGCATTGGCTTTCTCCAAGATCGAGGCTGTAGCGGCTGGACTCGAACCAGCGACCCGGTGCTCAACAGGCACCCGCTCTGCCAACTGAGCTACGCCACAACGGCTCTCACCGTCGCCGCGAGGCCACGGTGAGGGAATCGTTTCCACGCATGGTGGCTCGACTATGCTCCGTACTCGTCCTCCTCGTCTTCGTCGTCCCAGTCGTCGTCTTCGTCCTCCCACTCGTCGTCATCGAGATCGTCGTCGTCGTCGAAGTACGGATCGTCTTCGTCGAAGTCGTCTTCCCAGTCGTCGTCTTCATCCTCGAAGTCGTCGTCCCGATCCTCGGGCAACTGGGGGTAACGCAGGTCGTCGGCGGGCATGGGTGTCTCCTGTTGAGGAAGGGGCTATTTGCTGCGGCACTCGCCGCAGCACTCGCGGGTTCGGTTGGCCGCACACAGCGCGTCCAAGAGACGCAGGGTGCTGTCCAATGCGGTGGTGAAGGTGTCCACGATCACGTCATTGACTCGGTAGCACCGGCCGAACCACATCTTCCAGACGGCAAAGTGGATTCGGCCGAACTCGTCGCCGTAGAAGGTCCGGTAGGTGCAAGGAAACAGTTGCCAGAAACACCAGCACACTTTGCTCAGCACGGTTGGATCTCCAGCTTGTTGAAGGCGATGGCCCGCATGTCGGCCAAGTGACGTTCCACGGCATCCAGTTGCCCGGCGCTGCTCTGGCCCTGGGTGGGGCGCAGCCCGCAGTTCCAGAGCATGTCCATTAGTTCCTGGGCCTCGGGGGCATAGAGGCAAAAAGTCGGGTTGACCTGGGCACCTTCAGGAATCTCGGTGAATTGCAGCGGGCCGCAGACCGCTCGCGGCTTGCCGCTGACGTGGTGGAGCAGCATGAACTCCACCTGCTCGCTCCACGGGTCTTTGTGCGCGACGAGCCGCAGCAGGTCGTAAAACTGGTCCGGCTTACGCATGGTCTTCTCCCGCATAGCGGTGCCACAATCGGTTCAAGGTCTCTTCGACGCCATAGAGCGAGTAGACCAGTGTGTGCGGTTCGCCGAAGGCAAACAGCAGCCGGTAGACGCACTGCGGCTGGTCACGCATCCCGATGTAGCGATTGCGATGCACCAGGACACGTTCCTGTCCGTCCACCGGGCCACCTTATGTGGCGCAGCCAGTTATGTGGCGTCCAACACGAATCGTCCGGGATTCCAGGGGTCGTTACTGTGCTGGACGCCACATAATTTCGGTTCTACAGGCTTCGCAGAAACTCCATGAGTCCTCGATTCTTGCGCCAAGGCTTCTTCGGCTTGCCGCCCTTGATTTCGCACTTCACAAGTGCCTTGGCCTTCATCTTCAGATCGACTTCTGCATACACGTTGGTCGTACTGACGCATACATGACCCAGCCACGCTCGAATCGTGTTGATGTCCACGCTGGCTCGAAGCAGGTGGGTCGCCGTCGTGTGACGGATCGTGTGGGGAGTCACACGTTTCTTCGCCACGGATGGCAGCTTTGTTACCACCCGAGCCGCGTAGCGTTCGACCACCGCGTATACCCCGAATCGAGTCAGGGGTTGGCCGCGACGGTTGAGGAAGACATGCTGGGATGCGTCTCGACCATCAATGAGAGGATGCAATTCGTCAACCATCCTCGGCCAAAGCGGACAGCGGCGGCGTTTGTTTCCCTTGCCGCGCAGAACAACGAACGAGGAATCGCGGTTGGATGCGGCACCGAGGTCAAGATCACCGATCTGCACCTGGGCCACTTCGTCCGCCCGAGCGCCGCTGTTGTAAAGAAACAGAAGCACTGCGTAATCCCGACGGCCTTGGGGAGTGCGGCGATCGGGCGCTTTCAGCAACGCATCCAGTTCGTCTTTTTCCAAGTACCCGATCAGCGGGCGCGCGACCTTCTTCATCGGAATGATCCGAATCTGGCCGGACCATTCCAGGTGTTCCGGGCTGCGCGATCCGATGAACCGAGCCAAGGAATGGATCGCCGCGAGGCGCTGATTCCGCGTGGCGATCCCACAGCGGCGAGTCTTCTCCAAATCTTGGAGGAAAGCTCGGACGCGGGCTGGCGAAACATCGTCCACGCGAAGCTCCTCGATCCGTCGATGGGCGGCGCGAGCGATGAACGGCAGAAATTGCTGCAAGGTATCCCGGTAACTCGTCTGCGTATTGCGGGCGAGGTTCCGCTCGACAACGAGGTGCTCCAACAAGAAGCGGCGGACCCAAGGACTCAGCAAATCGGTGTTAGGCATGGTGTCGCTCCTTCCAGGCATAGCGCTCGAAGCGCTGGTTGGCCTCACGAAGAAGCTCAGGCGTCATGCTCAAGTACACCTGCGTGTCCCGCAGACAGACGTGGCCCAGGTAGACCGACAGTTGGTACAGAAGCCGCTGCACGTCGGCACCCTGCTGATACCAGGAGGTGAGACAATGAACAGCGAACGAATGTCGCATGTCGTGAATTCGCGGCTGCTGGCGTGCTCCACCGGCGCGCCGGATGCCCGCGCGAGCGCGCAGAACTCGGAACTTCACTTCGAGCCTCCACGGCCGGACGGGGCCGCCCTTGTTCGTCGTGAAGAAGGGGGCGTCCGCTGGCCGTTTCTTCGGCCGAGTGCGGTCATACTGAACCAAGACCCGGTTCAGTTGCGGTCCAATAGGAACCAGCCGCGTCTTCCCGAACTTCGTGTCCCGAATCGTCAGGATCGACTCGCTCAAATCCACGTCGGCGCGAGTCAGGTTCGTTGCCTCGCACAGCCGCAAGCCGGCCCCATAGTACAGCAGAATCATCGTGCGGATCGTCACGGGCTCCAGGGTGTCGTGGTAATGCGGGTGAAGCTCAATCGCTTGGATAAGACGGCGGAGTTCTTCGCGCGTGTAGATGTAGGGAACGAACTTCGGCGGGCGCTTCGGCATTACCGTCGGAAGAGGGATTGTGGCGATGTGCTCACGGCTCGCGGCATATCGGAAGAAGCACCGCAAACACGTCAACTTGCTGAACCACGTCCTGGTCACGGGCCTAGCTTTGCCCAGGAACGCATCCACATGCCGAAGGCGAACACTGGCAACGCTGGCTCGTGGGCCGCAGGCACGGCCGAAGGCCCGGAGCACCATTGCGTCCGAGTTGAACGACGATCCAAGGGACCGCTGGAAGGAAATGTACTGTTCGATCAGGCATTGGAGGTTCATAGGACACCTCCCATGTCGAAATCGGCGACTTCACGAAGACCGGCGAGATCGACCTTCGCATACACCTGCGTGCTTTCGAGCTGCGTGTGTCCCAATTGGTCGCCGATCTCCTTGAGAGACAGGCCGGCGGCCAGCAACCGTGTGGCGCAGGCATGACGTAGGGCGTGAGGCCCGTAGTGTGGAAGCGACAGGTGCAGAGACCGCAGGCGTGCGCCGACGATGCACCACAGTCCAATGCTGCTCACAGGCCGGAAGGGAGCGTACAGTGTCAAGAATACTTCCCGATGCGATGATCGCGGTCGCACCTCTTGCAGGTAACGGAGGATGGCATCGCCGACGGATCGCGTTAGCGGATAGGTTCGGACCCGCCTCGTCTTGGAAGATACGACGCGGAACACTTCATGCTCCCAGTCGAAATCCTCCAGCCGCAGACGGCTCACCTCCCCGCGCCGGAGGCCGTAGATCGCCAGCAGCATCAGTATTGGCCGGGCACGGATGTTGGACCGCTTATCGCCTTCGGTCATGGCGAGCAACCGCCGCACGTCGTCCCACGACGGCCCCAGCGGCAACAATGTCTGCGAGTAAACACGCGGAGTCAGAATGGATGCCGCCAAGCCTTTACGGCACCAGCCCTGCCGTTCTGCAAACCGAAAGAAGGCCCGCACTGAGCCGGCGCAGGTTTGGACCGTCGCCCGCGAATAACCTCCTGGTTCGAGCAACTTCTGAAACGCCATGTCGATCCGCTGAGGTGTGATGTCGTGCAGAGAATTGCCTTTGATATGCAACCGATCAAGGAACCGCGTGGCGTACCAGCAACGGTTGAAAATGGTCGCGGGCGACAGTTCCGCTTCATGCTCCATGTAATCCGCGAATGCTTTGATCTTCTTCGCATAGGGACTGATCGGAACGGGTCGCTGTTTCAGTCGCCCCATGAACTTGAGCCATCGAACGGCCAGTTCGTGGAGACGGCGGGGTTTGGCCACCTTCCGCCTTACCTCGTCACGAGTCATGGCCTTTCGAGGCCGGTTAGCCAATTCAAGCATCTTCACAATCAGGAGAAGATCACTGGCGGCCTCCCGCACGGTGCTTCGGGCATGTTCCTGGTTCACAAGATGCGTCAGGTAGGCAAGACGTTCCTCCAACAAGGGGCCTGAGCGATGGCGTGCCAATATGGCGGGGCAGGTGTAAAGCTGATCGAACATAGTCAAACCTCCGGGGAGAACAGGGAAAGAAAACCTTCTCCCCATAGCGTAACGCCAAAATTATGTGGCGCAGAAAACTGGCGAAACGCTGAAATACCGACGGAGAAACGAGAAACGCCACATAACTGGCTGCGCCACATAAGGAGGTTTATGTTGTGGACAACATAAACCACCGATGAAAAAGGCGCGATACTTCACCGTTGCTGGACCTCGCTCAAAACGTCCAGCCCGTCACTGAGACAGAAGTGCAGTTCGTCATAGCTGGCCAGGACGATTTGCCCTACGGGGAAGACGACTCGTGCCACGTCACCGTCACGGTGGATCATTTCCTCCGTGACGTTCCACTTCTCGATGCACTCGCCGTCCCGGTGGTGCTCGATGGTGCATGTGGTCATAAGCGTCTCGCAGGTCTACAGATGGGCAGGTTTCCCAGTGCGGCGTGCAATGGCGAGGGCCTGCTTGACGGCTTTCTTCTTGGCGGCCTCGCGGCTCGCCACATTGCCGGGCGTGTAGGTGTACTTGGCACCCGTTGTGCCGTATTGAAGCGCCGGCCTTCCGTTCTTCGTTGTGCGATGGATCGGCATGATCTACTCCGGGTCAGGTCTTCAGCGGCCCCACGTCGCGGCCACCGTCGATCAGGTAGCGCTTGGGACCGTTCTTCTCGTTCTCATGGCGCAGCTTGCAGTTCATCCGCCAAGTGATACCGTGCTTCGGATTGACGCCGTGCAACCACTGCGATGGCTCGCGGTAGCCAGACAGGGCGTTGTAGGCATAGGCATCGGTGCCCACCCACGAACCGTTGACCAGCAGTTCGCCGTCCACGTCGGACAGCACGCTGGCAGCGTGGTGGTGGCCGACGCAGAAATAGCGGCAACGTTCGGCACCGGCCGCCGCCCCCAAGGCAATGAGGCCCTTTTGCCGGCGGACCATTCCATACCAGGGAATGCCCAGGTTGGAGCGAACGTCGTCGCCGTGGCTCACGTTGAAGCCGACGCCATTGATGTTGACGTTGGCGCTCCACGCATCGGGAATGGTGAAGTGGACGTTGCCCAGATCGCGGCAATGCAACCGGGCCACCTCACCGACGAGGTAATCCCAGTTGTCGTGGGCACCCAGGTAATCCTTCTTGGGCGTGCGGCGGCCGTGGTTCCCCGCCAGGTAGAGGACGTTTACCTGCTCGAAGTGCGCCGCTAGGTCGCGGCACATCAGCGCGTGGAGTTGGCCGATGGCGAGGCAGTTCTTAAACTGGTTCCTGTAGTAGGACCGCTCGCACGCCCGGTGAATCTCGCCGCTGGTGTAGTCGCCATAGGCCAAGACCCACAAGACCGGAAACGCGAACTTCGGGGCCAGCGTGTCGTGGCACCATTCGACTACCGTGTCCACGTATCGCTCGGCACGGCAGCAAGAGACAGGGAAGTTGTAGTTTTCCAGCCCGCCGACCTCCTCCGGCCGCACGACCTGATCGTGGTGGCCGTCCGAAAGGTGCATGACGACGTGTTCGACGATCTCCGCCTTGCGGCGGAACTCCACCGCCTGCGGCAGCGGCTCAAACGATTTGATGCGCTGTTCCATCTCGGAGACCACGGCCTTGAACAAGCCGACGATTTTCGCCCCGGCCTTGACCTTCTGCCGCTCGCGGTTCCGCTCCTCGGTCAGGTGAACGATCTCGGCCTCCAACTCCAAGACCCGCTTGTCGGTCGGGTCGTAGTCCGGGATGTTCTTGTGCTGTCCGCCCGCCCGCCTGGGCGTCGGCGCTTCGCCGCCCGGCCATTCCACGTCTTTGTGGACCCGGCCCGTGGCAATGTCTGAAACCACGGAACGGCTGATCTTGAACCGTTTGGCGATCTCGGGTTGCGTGACGCCTTCGACGATGGCGGTCTTGATCTTCTCAACCTTCTTCTTTGTCAGCTTCATGGTCTCTCCGTATCGCCCTCGCCGGTTGGTGGTGTAAGAGAGGGCGGATGGCGCTGCCCGCCGCCACCCGGCTCAAGTGCTGTCGGTCACAAGAGGCAGAGCAAGGGGCAGAACAAGAGGGACGGCCTCAAGAGGACCGACGGCCCGCGCGGTTGAACAGTCGCTCGACCCAGTTGATGGCGTTGCCGAAGTTGAATGGCGGCTTGAAGGCGGGCGGCTCGTCGGGGCCGGCGGCCGGGTTGCGGTCGGGATAGCCGCCCGGCGACTGGCCGGCGTCTTCCACGGGGATCGCGTCGATCTCTTTCAAGCTGGGCATTGGCACCGTGGGGTCGATAGCCCACTCGATCTTCGACTGCTTCGCCCAGGCATGGATGCGCCGCACGGGAACAATGAAGTTGAAGCCCTGCAACTGCATGACGCCCTGCGTCAACATGCCGATGTACAGGCCGTTGTCCTTCAAGTACATGCCGCCGCCGGAGGAGCCGGGGAACGAGACGGTCGTAACCTGATCGAAGACCTTGACGTTGGCACCCTTCATGGGCAAAGTGCGTCCTACTTGGGAGAGCACGCCGGTCGTGTAGCTGTTGGCCCCGAACTGGCCCAGGAGACTGCCGCAGTGACTCAGATCGACGCCGATGGGCGGGATGTAGTTCGGGTCTCTGTGGAACTTGGCGCAGACGTTCAGCGGGTACGCGCCTTTGCAGCGGACCATGAGCACCGCCAAGTCTTCGCCGTAGTCGGCATCGCTGACCTTAATGACCTTGCAGTCGTATTTGACCTCGCCCACGCGGCGGCCGTCTTGCTGCCGCTCCTGGACGATCTCGGCGTCCTTATACTCGACGAGAATCCTGGGGGTGCCTTGCGGTGTGACCACGGTGCGTGTGGTCCGAAGGCCATCGACGACGTGCGCGGCCGTCCAGATGAAGGTCACGGTATCGTCGCCCACCTGCCGGGTCACGAGCGTGCCGGAGCCTTGGGCTCGGCCCGCCTTGATGGTGACGCTCACACGCTGCAAATCGTCGGGGACGCTGGCGACCGCCGGCGCTGCGGCTAGGGCGATCAGAGTCAGGACCAACAGCACGTACTTCATCGTTGCAACTCCACAGGGTTAGAAGAGGTTTCGCAGATCAATGCCAGACTCGTTCAACTTTGCCGAACTCCTCCCACTCGTCCCAGTCGCCTTCGACCGGCTCGAAGGGGTCGTCAAAAGGCCCCTCTGGCACCCGGAGGATTTCGACTTCGACCATGCTCTCGTACTCGGGCTTCCATTCCAGGAAGGCTCGGAAGATGATGTCGCAGGTCCGTTCACACGTCTCCCAGCCGTCCACACTGACTTCCGCTTCAATTGCGTTGTCGTCACGGTGATCGCGGAAGGTCACGGCAAGCAACGAGTCCTCGAAGAGTCGCCATAACTTTCGCCGTACCCGCTGGAGAGACGGAGGATAGTTCCATCGCCCTTTGGACAACACAATCTCGCACGCAACAAAACTCACGGCGTCGCTTCCTCCACGGACATTTCGCCGTCTTCGCCAGCGTCCTTCCAATCGACGCCTTGAAGGATTTCGCCCATCGTCATTAGCTCCAACTTCCGGTTGGCGCGAATCACGTCGAGCACGCGCTCATCGCTGGGCAGATGGATCAAGTCCACGATGGTGCATCCCAGGTTCTCGTCCATGCCCTTGCGATGGATGCGGTCCTCGCTTTGCACGCGGTACTCTGGTTTCCAACTGTTGGACCAGTACACCGCCATGCGGGCCTCCACCAAGGTCAGGCTCATGCCGCCTGACTCCGGGTTGGCCACAAAGGCGACCTTGCCGTGGCCTTCCAAGTTGGCCCAGTAATCCAGTGGCTCTTCTTCCGTCGCCAACGCGCCCTCCGGGCTGTCACTCTTGGCCCGGAACACCTGGAAGTTCCCCTGGTCGCAGCGCACTACGTCCCACTTTTCCTTGAGGCACAGCTTGACGATGCGATCCACGGAGCCGGTGAAGCCGGCGAAGATCACTACCCGCCCGACCTCCTCGTTCTCGTCCAAGAGCATCTTCAGGGCGGCGTCCTTCGGGCACGGGACTTCCCGCGCAACGCGGACCATCCTCGGTACTTCCCGCTTACCGCCGCACGCCGGGCAACGGACGGTCTGCTTGACCAACCGGGCCTTCAACTCTGGGTCCAGTAGGTCGATGGCCTGGTAAGTGGCCTCGGGATCGTTCGGGTCCACCCACTCGGCGACCGTGCCGTCCGTGCAGTGCGTGCAACGGGTCATGCCGTCCTGGACTTCGCGGTACTGGAAGCCGTCGCTCAATTCCCGCAGCAGGGTCATGCCCGTCACGGCGTTGGGTGCAGCGCCGACAAGGGCCTCGGCCACGCGCAAGGTGCTAGCGGTCGGCTTGCAGACAATCTTGCGGTATCGTTTCTCGGGCAGTTGCAGGCAGTCCTTCTTGTGCTTGATGACAACCAGCCCTTTGAGCCGGTCGTAGAGGTAGGCGACTTCGTTCTTGCTGGCGTCGAACTTGTGGTAATCGTCTGGGTCCGTTACGCCGTCCAATTCGTGCGGTCCCTCCTCGAACGTCTCTCCGCACTGGGCGCATTTCCGTTCGTCATCCTTCCAGCCGATCCGCTTCTTGAACTTGCCGGCATCGAATTGCTGCTCGACCATGAACGCCAGCCGCTCTTCCATCGCGCGGCGGCTGCCCTCTTTCAAGAAGCCCGGCCAGGCGATCTCGCACTGGCTCCACCAATCGCATGGCGTCTTCGGCGACGGCGTGCCAGACATCTCGATCACGTAGCCGTCGTGGCCATACTTCGCGCGGATCAGGTCCGCTAGCTTCTGGCAGGCTTTGGATCGTTGCGAAGTGTCGTTCTTGCACCGGCTCGATTCATCGGCCACGAAGAACCGAGGCAAGGTCTGCGAACCGTCCCACTCGTCCATCACGCGGACCAACCCCTCGTAGGTGAAGAACTCCACCTGGATGCGGTCGAAGGGGAAGCCCCACAGCTTGAACTCGCGCTTGATGTTTGGGATGCTGGTCTTGGGGCCTGCCCACCACACCAGATCGACGCCCGACTTCTCAATCACCATCTGGGCAGCCAGGGTCTTGCCGGTGCCCATTTCGGCCCCGAATATCTGGTAGTGGTACGTCAGGCCGGCGTCGGCCATGTCCGCCTGATGCGGCATGAAGTTCTGCGGCACGCCGCCGCGCATCAGCGGGCGGTACTTGTGACGCACAAGCGGGCGGTCGAACCAGGCGTAGACATCCTCGCCGCAGAGATAGGCGATCTGGAAACGGTTGCGCTGGCAGTCGTCCACCGACCAGACCTTGATCTTGGCGTATTCACCCTCGTCGTCGTAGCCGTGGAAATGCGCGCCGCGCATGGCCTTGACTTCCGCCATCAGCCCGTAGCGGGTCTTCGTGCCGACCTTGCCATCCCAGAAATAGATGCGGCCATCCTTCTTCTTCAACAGCACAGGCACACGAATCCGCGTGCCGCTGGATGTCTGGGCTTCGACTTTCACGGAGTCAAGCGACATGCAATCTCCCTCGGGCGATCTCGCAGTTGTGCTGGGTCAACTCGACGCCAATGCAACGGCGGCCCAGGCGCTTGGCGGCCAAGAGCGTGGTGCCGCTGCCGGCGAAGGGGTCCAGAATCACGCCGCCATCCGGGGTCGAGAGCAGCGTCAACAGGTACTCCATGAGGGCCAGAGGCTTAACGGTCGGATGGTCGTTGCCCGGCCCGCGCTCCGTGCGTGTCGCTTTAGCACAGTAGAAAAACCGGCTCGCTCCGCCGGAGTCGCCGTAGCTGATCTGCACATCGCCCGCCCTACCGAGACGGCCGTGGTAGCCGTCGCCGGATTTCGTGCGGACGCAGTTGGTGCCGCTCGTAAGCGTGCCCGTTTGAGTGTCCAGTTGAACGGCCGCTTCCTCGTCCAGCAGTAAGTTCGCCGGCCATCGCCCGCATTCCGACCCGCCCAGAGGCGAGCGGTTCGTGCTGGCCCAGCCGGCGTCCGTCAAGCTGTCCCCGCGCGTGCGTATCGTGCTCTCGTTGCCGATGCGGGAAGCCTCAATGTTCATGCCGGCCACGCCCCAGGTCAGGGCGTTGTGGGCAATCGTGCCGTCCAGCGGCTTCATTGCCAGGACGATGGGCTCCCAGGCCGGCTTCAACGCCATCGCCCAGCCGGTCCACTTCGCGCCGTCGGGAGTAGCCGGTGCCGTTATCTGCGCGGCGCGAAGCCGAGCGTCCGTGCCAGGGGCATGAAGTCCGTTGCCGCCGCCGTAGCACCCGTTTCCCTTGCCTTCGTGCAAGTGGTAGCCGGGACGATCCAACTTGTCGCCGATGACTTCGCGCTCCGCGCCTTTTGACTTGTCGATCAGCTTGCCGATGTCGCCGCACTTGGGCATCCCCTGCCCATAGAGCCACATCAGCGCGTCCCGAATCTCCCACCCGGCGTCCTCGATTGCGCAAGTCAGCCGGTGATAGGTGCGTGTACCGCCAAACGCCAGCAGGAGGCCGCCGGGTTTCACAACGCGCAGGCAGGCTTTCGCCCAACGATTGTGGAAGAGGTAATCCGGTTGCCGCAGCGGATCGAAGTCGCCATCAGCCAAGTCCTGATCGAACGGCCGCAGCGTCTTCATCTCCTCCCACAAGGATTCCATTGCCGAATTGTCGCGCGGACCACACCAACGGTTGCCACGCGGCGTTGTCGTCCAGACGTTCAGGGCTCTGCGCCACAGATCGTATTCACGTTGCTTTTTCGCATAGAGTGGCGTGCCGTCCAACAAGCGGGCGATCTTCCAGCAATCCTCGCGGGAATGGACAACCCACTTCACGTCCGGTCCACTATTCACAGCGCGCGACTCAGCCGGAATGTCCTGCACGTTCCCTGCTTCGATGCGCCGAGCTAACGCCCGCAGCAGCGGGCCTTCATCGGCGCGCATCTTGATGCTGAACTCACAAGCGTAGTAGCTTCCGTCCTTTTCACGGTGGATTCGGAAGCACGCCTCCCCGGCAACCAAACCGGCGAACCAGGACCGAAATACCAACTCGCTTGTTGGGATGTCGCCACCAGCAGCGTCCCAATCCTTCTCCATGAAGTTGAGAAGGTAGGGTGGGTCGGTCACGACGTAATCCACGGACGCCTCGGGGAGCGTGGCGAGCACGTCGAGGCAGTTGCCGCAATACAGGCTCAGGTTGTTGTGCTCGAAGAAGGGCTGCATGATAGGCGCTTACGCGAAAGCAATGATAGTCACTCCGCTGGGAGATCGTAAAACGGACGTGAATCTGGAGTGCTACCGGCCCCTTTTGTCTTCCAGGAGCAGAAAAGTCTGGTCCGGGGCACTGCGGGGCGAGTAGTCGCCCCAGACGTTCAGGCCGGCGGCGGTGAAGAGGCCGTGCAACTTGTTGAAGCAGTGCCGCACGGGCGTAGGGACGCCTTTGCCGCATCCCGAGACAACGGCATCCCGCCATTGGGAGAGGGTGCCGGTGACGACCGCTGCCTGTACGCCCCGCACAATCGTCTCCACCACTACAAACGGCATCCCCGCCAGTTGCAGAATTTCCAGCATGTCCCGCTCGTCGGCCCCGATGAAGGCGCTGAACGAGACGTGCTTCAGTAGATGGGGCGACAGTCCCACGGGTGCCCGCTCGTCCCGCATCGCCGCGAGGCAGCTCAGGAACCGCTCGGCGTCCGACAACTCCCGCCGGCAGGCATCCGAGGACGCAGCCGGCGACCGACCGAGCACCTTATGGCTGAGGCCAATAAAGGTGCGGAAGTCGATGGACGGGACTTGGATCAGGACGGCATCAGGCATCATGGTTTCACAATGGCTCCGCTTGCTGGAATCCCCTTCACCGACAATCCGGTTGAGGCCGTGGCACACCTGTTCCAGCTTCCCACGGTCAGGCCGCGATAAGGCCAAGCGGAGGAGAGGAAAGACCGAGGGCGGTCGCCATCGCCGCCCTCGGCAGAAGAGAAGACTACCGGGCGCGGGCCGGCTTGCTGTCCTGGACCTTCTCGACGCCGTTGTCTTTGACGGTGAGAAACTTGACGATCTCACGCCGGATCACGTCGTCGGAGAACAGCCGGGTGAACGGTGTGGAGCACATCACCACAACCGGAACATGCCAAGTGCCCTTGCGGTTCTCAGCCACCTTGACCTTCAAGGTGACGGGGATCGGGCCGTGCGGCTTCAGATCGCCGACCGGATTGCCGGCCGCCGCCTTGGAGTTGATGTCCGCCTGGGTGAGCGGCAGGAAGGGAAAGAGCTTCTTGGCCTCGATGCGACTCGACTTGTTGCCGCAGAAGAACTCCAGGAACCGGCCAGTCGAGCGCTCGTAGATGAGGAACGAGGGGCCGTATTGGCAGTGGGAATCGGCCTCGGTGGACTTGGCGGCGACCCGCTTGAACTCCTCCGATTCCATGTCGTAGGAAATGACCAGCGCCTCCATGTCGGTCATGTCGATGGCCTTGGGCCGGCGGGCCAATGGGAGCAGGTCCACGGCAGGCCCCAGGTCGATGATCTCTTCATCGGACTCGGGGATGCCATAGTGACCTTGAGGGATCAGGCCCTTCATGTTGGCCTTGCTCTTGGTGTAGAGTTGCATCCGGCCGATGTAGTCGCCGCCCTTGGCCAGTTCCGCGAACTGGTCGTCGGTGCCGATCTGGGTGGAAGGAAGCTGGTCGAGATTGATGGGAACCAAAGCGGTGTCGGACATTGTTGTTCTCTCTGTTCGGTTTCAGGTTTCAGGATTCAGGGTTCGGGCTTCGAGAAGGTGGGTCACTCGTTGTCGTCACATGGCTCTACCCTCCGTTCCAAGAGATTCGCGCGGCTTCGCGCTAGGACTCTCTCTCGTTGTTCGCGGATGCTCTCCTGATCCAGGTTCAGCGCCCACTCCAGGGCCAGATACCAGCCATCCACCGGCGTCTTACCGTCAGCCTTTGTGAGTGCCAAACCGCCAAGCCGGTGCTCGCGGTACTCGGCCAATACATCCTTCAAGGGCCGCAAGTGAGGCACCGGCTCGAAGTCCTTGCAGAGATCATGCAGCTTCCCTTGACGGGCGGCCTCTTGAATCTGCTTGACCAGGCGAGCCGCCACGGGAACGAACTCCCGCGACGAGGCAGTCTTTGCCAGTTCCACAATCTGCGCCTGATGGATGCGTGGCAGCTTGGCGAGCGTATAGGCCGATTTCAGCGGTATCTCGCCACGCTCCACGGCCTTCTGAATGTCCGGCCGTAGACTTAGCAGTCGGAGTTGATCGCCGATCCAGGCGGTCCCTTTGTGGATCAGATTGCTCACGTCGGCCAGCGTTGCGTCCATGCCCTGCCGAGCCGTGAGGGCGTCCATGATCCGCTTGATCTGCCGCGCGTACTCCACGGCCGTCGTCTCGGGCCGCAAGGCGTTGGCCTGAATCTGAAGCGCCAGTACGTCGTCGTCCGTGAGGTTGTGCTTGACGATGCAAGGCAGCGCCGGCAGCCGCAATTCCACGGCAGCCGTGTACCGATAAAGGCCGTCCACGACTTCGTAGTAGCCCAGCCGCCGCACGGACGGTCGTACACAGATGGAATTCAGTGGGCCGACTGCCGCCAACGAATCGCGCAGTTCCAGGTACTCGATGGACTCCCGGTTCACGACCCGCAGGACGACCCACGGCTCGACGATCTGGTCCAGAGGAATCGGGCGGAACTCGTCAGGCAGTTGCTCAGGCATCGGTGCATCCGCGTCATAAATGGACACCTACACATAACTCCCAAAATCCCCGTTTTTTCCAACGAATCGCGGAAAATTGCGACCATTCGGGAGTTATGTGTAGGTGTCTACACGGCCCGCTATCGAGGCCCGACGCCGAGCACGTTTATACGCTCACCAGGGATCAACCGACGCGGCCTTTTAGAGAGATGTCATGCCCTTAGTAAGCGAATCGCTCTACAGTTTCCTCCACGCCCGCAAGACGGCAGCCAACGCCGACCTGGTGACTCGCTGGTCCACGGCAATGGAAACGCAGGTGAACGTGATGGCCGGCGACGGCGAGCCGGTGGCCGGGAAGAAATCCACTTGGACAAACGGAAGCGACACTTGGCACTCCATCCGCATCCCCAAGAACGCCGCCACGGACCCGACGTGGGAAGACTACAAGATCGGCTATCCCTTTGACCTCTACGCCGAAGGGATCGGCATGACGGGGTGGGACTGGCAGGCCCGTCAATCTCGATGGTTCGGCTATGACTTCGATGCCTTGACCGGCCACGCCCAAGGCATCGGCATCGACGATGCCCAATTAGAGAGAGTCAAACAGGCCGCTTGCGCCTTGCCCTACGTCGAAGTCCGCCGCAGCACGGGCGGCGGCGGCATCCACCTCTACGTCGATCTGAACGATGCGGGCGTTCCCACCGCCAACCACACTGAGCACGCCGCGCTGGCCCGCTGCATCCTGGGGATGATGTCGGCCGAGGTGGGCTTCGACTTCGCCAGCGCCATCGACGCCTGCGGACACGTCATGTGGGTGTGGCACCGGAAAATGACGGCCGAAAACCACGGCCTGGAGATCATCAAGTCAGCCGAAAAGCGCCTCTCGCTCGCCGATCTGCCGGCCAACTGGCGGGACCATATTGAAGTAGTCAAAGGTCGCCGCGCGAAGGTCCGCATCAACGAGGTCGCCGAAGACGACGTGGACCCGTTCGAGGCTTTGGCCTCTAGCCGGAAGATCATTCCTCTGGACGACAGCCACAAAGCCCAGATCGAGGCTCTGATGCGCTCGGGGGCCACCACGCTCTGGGTTGCCGACCACCATCTCCTGCAAACCCACACCACAGCGCTCCGCGAACTCTTAAACGGCCCCGAAGGCAAGGCCCTGAAACTCGTGGGCATCTTCAAAACGATCTCGGAGGGCCGCGACCCCGGCACGCCAAACTGTTTTCTCTTTCCGCTGCCCAACGGGGCCTGGCGGGTCTATCGCTTCTCGCCCGGCATCGCCGAGGCCGACACCTGGACCCAGGACGGTCAAGGCTGGACCACCTGCTACTTCAATCGCTACCCGGACCTGAAGACCGCCTGCACGCTGCTCGGCGGTGTGGAGCGTGAGCAAGGCGGCTATGTCTTTGCCTCGGCTGACGCAGCCATCCAGGCCGCGAAAAGCCTGGGCGAAGACCTTGTGCTGGACCCGAGCGTCATGGACCGCAAGGTGACGCTCAAGGCCCACAAGGATGGCAGGCTCGTGGTAGAGATCGAACGGAAGAAGGAGGACAAGGACAAGCCGTTGGAAGGATGGGAGGACAAGAGGGGGAAGTACGTCAAAATCTTCCAGGTCAAGACGGACCCCAAAGAAGACAACGATCTGGATTTCAACGAATTTGACAAGATCATCCGCGCGTTGGAGACCGCCGCTGTCGAGCACGCGGGCTGGGTAGTCAAGAAGGAGAAGGAATGGGTCGGCCAGCCAGCAGCCAACGTGAAAATGATCCTGCAAAACCTGGGACAGGCCAAGGCCGATGCCGAGGCCATCATGGGCGGGGCCGTGGCCCGTGGCTGGCGATTGGTCAACCTCCCTTTCCGCGAGGAGTATCCCGGCGGCCGGCAATGGAACCGGGACGCCGCCCAATTCAAGTACAAGCCCGCCGAGTTGGCCGACGACGAGGTGCCGTACCATCCGCATTGGGACATGATCTTCGATCATATCGGCCACGAGCTAACGCCCGTCCTACGGGAATTGCCCTGGGCCGTTGACGCCGGAATCAGGACCGGGGCCGACTATCTCCGCGCCTGGGTCGCCTGCGCCTTCCGCGATCCCTTCCAACCCACGCCATACCTCTTCTTCTTTGGCCCTGAGAACAGCGGCAAGAGCATCTTCCACGAGTGCCTGCAACTTCTGGTGACGAAAGGCGTGGTCCAGGCCAAACGGCCGCTTGAGGGGCGGGACGGTTTCAACGGCGAACTGTCCGGGGCAATCATCTGTGCCGTGGAAGAGGTGGACATCTCGAAATGCCCCGGTGCCCGCGAACGGCTCAAAGCCTGGGTGACTGGCCGAACCATCTCCATCCGCAAGTTGCGCCACGACAGTTTCGAGCAGCCCAATGCGACCCATTGGGTGCATACGGCCAACAGCACAGAGCATTGCCCAATCTTCCCCGGCGACACCCGCATTACGGCCATCTACGTCGGCGATCTCTTGGACGAGCAACGCATCGCCAAACCGAAGCTGGAACCGCTGCTCGAACAAGAAGCCCCGCACTTCCTCCACACGCTCATGCACCTGGAACTGCCGCCCATGATCGACCGCCTGCGGCTGCCCGTCGTGACGACCGCCAGCAAGCTGTCCGCCGAGGAAGCAAATCAAACCCCCATCGAGCAGTTCATCGCGGAGTGCTGTGAAAGGACGCCTGACAAACACGTCCTATTTGCAGAGTTTTTCGACCGCTTCCAGCAATGGCTCCCAGCCAACGAAAAGCACGCTTGGTCAAAGAAGAGCGTTTCCGCCGGCTTGCCCGTCCGCCACTCAACGAGGGTCGGTCACGGCAACCAGAAATACGTTTCCCACCTCACCTTGAAGCCGGCGAAGGAAGGGGACCGCAAATGATCCTTCGCATCTACCGTTCCGCCGGTTTTCTCTCCCGCTCCGTGCTGCGGGCCGAGTTGGTCGCCGAGGTTGAAGTAGACCAGCGGCCCGACGATGAAGCGGCCTTCGCGGATGAATATGACGGCGACATCATCGAAGTTGAACCCACTGATTCAGAGAACCCTGGAGAAGATCAATGAGCAAGTACGGTATGACCGACAGCGGTAAGCGCCAATCCTTCGGCAAGGGCATGGCGATCCGCGACACGGCGGACGACAAGCCCCGGCCCGATCTGATCTCGCCCTTCGCCGAGGAGCGGCAAGGCCACTGGCTCCGCATGGGTGCCGCCAAGTACGCCGAACGCAACTGGGAGAAAGGGATGCCGTTCTCGCGGTGCGTGGCCTCGCTCAAGCGGCACCTGATGAAGTACCAGCAAGGCAAGCGAGACGAGGATCATCTTGCCGCGATCATGTTCAACTCGATGGCCTTGATCCATTACGAGGAGATGATCGAGCGCGGCCTGTTGCCCGCTGAGTTGAACGACATGCCGAACTACCAGCCAGTCGCCAAGTCACCCCGCAAGCCTGCCAAGAAGGGAAGGAAGACCCGCCGTGGCTGATTCCATCGTCTATCCCGGTTTGGTCCATCTGAACGGCTGTCTCATGGCGGCCGTGGACCTGGAGACCACCGGCACGCGGCCCGGCTACCACGAAATCATCCAGATCGCCGTGGTGCCGCTGGACTCGGATTTCAGGCCCCTCGCAAGCGTGCGGCCGTTCTACACCCGCGTCAAGCCAAAGCACCCGGAGCGGGAGTCCGCCGGCGCGAAGCACAAGCACAAGATTCCCATGACGGAACTTGTGCTCCACGCGCCGGAGGCCGAGCAAGTGGCCGACTGGCTCCATGACTGGTTCTTGAACTTGAAGCTCCCCTTCAAGAAGTGCCTCGTGCCGCTGGCCCACAACTGGGCCTTCGAGTCGTCATTCCTGAAGGCGTGGCTCGGCGTGGAGGAAATGGACCTGATCTTCCACAGCCACGCCCGCGACGGGATGCTCTGCGCGATCTCGCTCAACGACAAGGCCGCCTTCGCGGGCGAGCCGGTCCCGTTCCCCTTCGTCGGCCTGGGGGCCATGTGCAAGAAGCTGGGAATCACGAATACCAATCCGCACGACGCTCTGGCCGACTGCATCGCTGAGGCCGAAGTCTATCACGCCATGCTGCGGATGTTTTGAGGAGGCAGCGATGGGACAAGTCTGGACGCTCAACGACTGGAACAACATCATCCAGCAGGTCAACGACCTTGCGCAGAATCCCGACGAAGGGTGCGATCCGGTCAGCCCGTTGGAGTCCGTCGATCCGCCCCACAAATGGTCGAAGGCCGACATCCAGCAGGTCCAGGATAAGCTGAAGGAAATCTGTGACGAGAACCAGTTCAGCGACATCCCGGACCAATGGAAGCAAAGCATCGTTGACGAGATCAACGATGCCATTGCACGAGGATGGTGCAACTGCGATGAGTGCGTGCCACCGTGCGAAGACTACGGCTTCGTGGAACAGAACGTCGAGACCATCCAGGCCACGGGCTGTACCGCCAATGCCCCTGAATGTCAGGCGATGCAATTCAACTGGAACACCGTGAAGCAACAGGCGCTGACCCTCGGCTATCAGGCTGGGAGTGCCAGCGGTCACTACGACGACTACTTCGTCATGTACTGCTCGGCCCAGAAGCAGGTCGATGCGTGGCAGGATAAAGTGGACGCCCAGCAAGCCGTCGTGGATCAGGTTTGCAGCCAGCAGCCACCCAATCCCGGTGCCTGTGCTGCGGAACAATCGAAGCTGGCCCAGTACCAGGAATGGCTCGACTACTACACGCAGCAACGTGACGAGTACGAGCAGCAGATGAATCAGTACAAGGAGCAAGCCGACAGCTACGCCCAGCAGCAGGCCGCCGTCATGGCCCAGTGTGTGGAAACCGACTGCGTGAATATGTGGCATCTCGTCACGGGCCTGGTTCACCCCTGGTCCGATCAGGATTGTGAAAAGCTGCCTCCAAGCTGGTACGGCGGCGGCCCGTCGCGTTGTCGGGGCCAGTGGTCCCTCACTTGGCAGAACGAAGGAAGTCAGTATTGGAACCACGCTGCCTCGGGCTGGTTCACGCCCAATGGCGTTCCCTACGCAACGTGGCTGCTCGTGCCGCCGCTGGCCGGCACCACGCTGGTCTTTTGCTGCGGGCCGGGCTGCCACGACCCGTGGCCGGGCAACCCTTGCGTGGAAGCCGAACAGCGGCACAGTTCATCCACTTGGCGGATGTATGCCACCTCGGACACCTCAGCCGGCGAGGAGTGCCCATGAAGCAAGTACGACTGCCCACCATCGGACTCGACGGAACGATTCGCTACCACCGCGAACCGTACTCCATCCCGGAAGGCTGGACGCCCAGCCCCGACGATCCGCAACTCTACCTGCCGCCGTGGAAGCCCTGCCGGCACCGGCTCCTCAACTACAGCAACAAGACGCTCGCCATTGCGCCAATCTGCCGGCTTGCCCGTGGCACGGTGGGCCACACCACCTGCATCGGCTGCGACAAGCGGGAAGACCCGCCCGAGGGACACTATGAGCGTCTGCACCCCGACAATGCGGTTGAAAGCGAGGTTCCGGTCCACGGCCACGCGCCGACCTACGGCTGCCAGATCGTCGGCGAAAATGGGCCAAAGCCGGTCCCGGAGCCTCGGCCGACACTCGCCCTGCCAAAACGGTCGCGTCTCGCCGACATCGAATCAACGCTCCCGCCCTTCAAAGAAGGACGTGACCGGCAACTGGTCTTCGAGCCGGACGGCAGCATCCGCTACGAGCACAACGGCGACGAAGAGCCGCCGCGCGACATCAACGGCTATCAGCGCGACCCGGACAACCCGTTTCGCTTCACGCCGTTGTGGCCCGACTGCCGGCTGCGGCATCAAACTGCCGTGCGCTTTGCCAATTGCGGCTGCATCGACGTAATCATGCGCTGCAACAATCCCGCCCTGCCCCAGTTCGCCGACCGGGTGAAGCACACCACCTGCGAAGAATGCCTCCAACGCAAGGCCGAATGACCTATGGGATGCGAAAACTGCCCCGACAAATCGGCCCTGGACAGCCCGGCTGGCGTGCTCTACGTCGTCTACACTGGCGGGCCGCCACACGCCCCCTTTGCCGCGATGCGGGCCGCCGTGCCCAACGACGGCATCATTCGCCGTTACCGGCCGACCGTCCATGCGGATGGGCGTATCGAGTACCAGCGGGATGTCCCCGCGCCGCCCGTGCCCGAAGGATACCAGGCGGACGCCAGCGATCCCTGGACCCTGCGGCCGATCTGGGTCTCCTGCGTCTTCCGCAGCTACCGGGTGCAAATGCTCGATGACGGCATCCTGAAGATCGAAGGGCAGTGCCTCAACCCCCGGTCAGGGAAGAAGGGGTACGAGATCGTCAGTGCCGACTTCTGCCGTCTCTGTCCCGTGGGCTGCGCCATTGGGCAGCCGCCGGAACCTATTGGTAGAACTGATGGGTCGCCATCCCCTGGCGATCCGCCTGGGAACAGAGCAGTTTGACGACTTTGTTGTCGGCAAAGTCCACGAGCTTGCAGCGGGTCATGTGGACCCCGAACGGCCGCAATTCCTTGCGGACCTCCTTCGTGAGCGTCCTAGTCAAGCTCTCGTCTGCGATCCCATGTATGATCTCGTCGTAGCTGTGCGTGGCGACTACCCGCACGACGGCCGACTGCGTGAAATCATTGATCGTTGTGTCCACGTCCCAATTCACCTTGCCGACAGGCGAAAACGCAGCATCAGAACTCACCAATCACCTTGCCGTCGTTCCGCGAGCCGAGATTCCGCCAGGTTTCCAGGAGGATGCTGTCGCCGAGAAACCGGACCGCGCCGTCGCCCGTCAGCGCGTTGACACCGCCTGGATGGCGGCTGCGCGCCGCCTTCCAGGCCCCCAGGAAAGAACAGCAATCGGGGGCAGGAGAATTCGGTCCGCGCCAATGACTGTAGCCCGACGACCACGCGAGCCCATCGGCCCATGATTGGTCACGGAAATGCGACACAGGTTTCGTAGTATCTCCGCAGGCCGTTTCGCTCAAGGGGACGGTGGTGAGGCGAACCATGACTTCCTTCGCCTGACCGGCGGCAAGTGCATCGGCAAGCGGGATGTCCGGCGCGCCGTCTCCCACCAAGCTCTCCGAAAAGAAAACTGTGTTTGAGGTTCCGTCCGTGATGTCTGCGATCCTGGTCCTGGAATCGACGTAGAACACGCCATCGGCCTTGACGTAGGCCCCGCTACCCGCGCCGCTTCCGTAGCAGGCAACGTAGTTGGTGGGGCCAAACTCCTGCACGACCCGCCGCTCGTTATCGCTGGGGCAACGAAACGTATTGACATCGCAAGCCACGGCTTCCGCGTTGTCCGGGTGGATATACCAGGGTGGGAACAGGGGCGGGCAGTACATCGGCACGTTGAGATTGAGCCGGTTGTAGATCACCGACTGTTCCAGATAGGGGGTCAGCATCGCCAACGCAGACCAGCGATAGTTGCGTGCCGCCACGCTCGGAAAAGTGGTCGTGACCTTATCCTCGATGGCGGCCGGGAAGTGGCCTCTTGCTGCCTCGTGACTGTGCAGTGCCAAGCCGATCTGCTTCAGATTGTTCTGGCACTGCACTCGTCGCCCCGCTTCTCGGGCTGCCTGCACGGCCGGCAAGAGCAGCGCGATGAGCATCCCAATGATGGCAATGACCACAAGCACTTCGACCAACGTGAAAGCTGGTGGGCTAGCTCTCCGTTGCTGCTGCCGAGGATTCGAGACCAAGGAAAGATTCATCGGTCTTCCTCCGCGGTAATGATCTCCTTCTCCGGCATGGAAGCGATTTTCCGCGCCACCGACTCCAGGTGGGCATCAGCCGCCTGCCGGCCTGTGCCCGGTCGGCTCGCGGCTCTGGGCTCAGGCTTGAATGAGGTGAGCAAACGCACGAGCACGGGTGTCGGGCGCAACACGGCGGTTTTCCCCGTCTTGGTGTTCTTCATTCGCACAGCAATCCGGTCGGCCTGGACCCAATGAAGCGTCCGTTTACCCAAGGTCGCACCGGTGGCGACTTGCAGCCCGTCAAGGAAACAGGCTTGAGGCGGCTGGGCGAAAGGGCCTTCACAAGTGACCTCAACATCGAAGTAGCCTTTCGCCCCGACAGCACGGAGGCCCGCCATGCCCATCCTTGCCCCGGCGACCACCGAAGGCCCGAGATGGCCGTGAAACTGCACGACCTGTGCAAGCCATGCCGGGTCGCTCGACTGGCGTTCGTACTGAGGTTGAGGCAGCCGATCCACGGGCTCCGTTGCAACAGACAGCGCTATCGGGCCACACAGCCAGAGGAACACGGCGTAGCGAACCATCGTTCGGACCTCCAATCGCGTATTACGAAACTAAGAATCGTAATACCACCGATTGTACTTGTGCGGAACGGCAGTGCAATAGGGGGCTGGAGGAAACAGGTTGCCGATGAATACCCATCCAGGATGGACCGGCACCACTAGAGCGAGGATATTCCGGCCTCGAAGAAGAGCGGTTCGTTACGGGCAGGAAACTGAGCGGTTCCGCAAGTGTCCCCGACCCGGACGGGCCGGCTGTCCGCGTCTACTGATAGAACTGGTGCGTGGCCATCCCCTGCCGATCCGCCTGGCTGGTCAACAGCTTGTAGACCTTGCAGTCGGAGAAGTCCACGAGCTTACAGCGGGTGACGTGAACGCCAAACTGCCGCAATTCGCGGCGGGTCTCTTTGGTTAAAGTCTTCGTCAAGCTCTCGTCCCTGATTCCTGCCATGATCTCGTCGTAGGTGTGCGTTGCAATCACGCGGACCACGGCGGATTGCGTCAGGTCGTTGATCGTGGTATCCACGTCCCAATTCAGCTTGCCGATGGCCCGCACGGGGTCGGGAATCTTGTAGACCACCAGCGTCTTGATGACCACTTTCTTGCCGTCTTTCGTGGCCATGACCTGATCGGGAATGGCGAGCGTCTGGCGGGCGGTCACGATCACCTCCACGTCCGTTGTGAGCGGCCAATAAACGTGCAGCCCCGGCACGAGCAGTTTGACGTACTTGCCCCGCACCCATTTCACGCCACGATGCGTGGCCCGCACGATCAGGATGCGCGGGAAGAACTGATAGATGGCCTGAAACAACTGGTTCAGCCAAGCAAACGCGCTTTCCATAAGATGCCCTCCCAGAAACGCAAAGTGCCCAGGTGGTTCTCCACCTGGGCACTTTGTCCAAACGCACTTGCCGCACTTGCCTTTGAACGTCTACTTGCCGCGATGGAAGCTCTTGAGCATCTTCGCCAGGTTGATCTGGCGCTTCGTCGTGTCCGAGATGCCTTTGGGCGGGTGCGCCATGAAAGCCGAAACCGTCATACCGGCCGCCTTCGCCTTCCTCGTCAACGCGCCGGGGTGCTGGATCGCCCCCTGAATCCACTTCTTTGCCATGCTGATTCTCCTCAAAGGTGCTGTAGGTTAATCTTGCAGAAACGCCGTCCCGGCCCCGTACACCCCGGTCTCGTCGTCGTACCGGAAATCAAAACTGGTCTCCTCCCCATCGCCGCCCGTAATCCACACGTCCGACTGCAAGCACAGGTACTCGCTCTCGCCGATCGCCAGGGCGTCGCGGAGCGCCGCGCCCATCGGATGCGCGTCGTCGGCCACGTAGGCGTCGGACGACAGGGCCACGTAGTTGTCGCTCGTCACGTAGATCAGCGTGTTCAAGGGCGCGCCGTCCGGCACGGCGTCACTGGCAACGAGGGCATCGTCACGAAGCAGCAATTCGCCGTTCTCGCCGATCCCCTTGAGCAGCGTGTTCAAGGTCGCGTGCGCCTGCGGATTGTCGCCGCTTGAGTCCACGAACTTCGTCCTGGCGATGTCGATGCTGATGCCGCCGGGGAGCGGCATCAGGGCGGGCGGATCGCTGGGCCGCACGGTGTACGTGCGGAGATTCAGACGCGGCTTCGGTGACGCATCCAACTCGGCGTAGACGGCCGGGTTAATAACCGTCTGGGCCGTGTAACCGGTATCCGCCGGATGCCGGTCACCCCAGTCGCTCTGCGGCCGGAAGACGACATTTGGGCCTCCGACCCACACCACGCCGCCGGAGCCGATGCCTTCCGTGATTCCGACAGGAAGCGTGCCGGCGGCCCCCATGCCGATGCCGCCGCCACCGCAGTCGTTGTTCAGCACGTCTTCCGACGGCGGCCAGGTGGCCGAGGCTTCCAGATTTGCCGGCCAGAAGAATGGGTAAAGCGACATGGTGCCCGCCTTCACCGGCACCAGGCACTCGAAGTCCACCGTGTTGTCGGCCGAATTGTAGTTGGCTTTCTCCACCAGGGCCTTGACTGCCCCGCTGGCGACGTAGCCCCCCGCGAAGCTGAGATTCACACAGTCGAAGGTCTCCAGATTCAGCTTTTGCAGGAAGGTCTGGAACTTGATCCGCTTCCAGGTGTGCGACTTACGGATCAGCCAGAAGGTCGCGCACTTGAGGATCGTGTCCGGCTGATTGTAGATGTACCAGTCGTACTCCTCCTCCTGGATGCCGTACCGTGTGACGTTGTGGCGAAGGATCATCGTCTTCTCGCTCTTGTCCTTCTCCCGGTCGGTCGGCCCCGGTGCCCAACTCACCCGCCATTTGACCCTCATCTTCGTCACGAGGTCTTCCGTGGGCGTCAACTCCACTTCGACGCCCTTGTCGGCGTCCATGTCGCTCACGGTGATGGTGTCTGCCGCTGCTGGCTCCTCCGGCAGGTACTTGATGTAGAACTTCCCGTTGCTGATCCAGAGCGCGCAGCGGGCCTGGTAGGCGATCTCCTGCAAGACCTGGAGGGTGTTCTTGCGGTCCAGGATCGGAAAGTTGGCCGGGAATCGGGCCAGCTTCTCCTTGACGTAGTTGAACGAAGTCGCGTCGTAGGCCAGGTCCGTGTAGGTGCCGACCAGATGGATCAGGATGTCCACGATATTCGGCCCGTAGGTCGGCGCGGTCGCCTGGTAGGTGACGTAGATGTCGTCGCTCCAGCCCTGGTCCGTAATCGTGCTCAGCGGCTTGTCGAACACGATTTGCACAGCCGTAACCGAGCCGTAGGTCTTCGTCTCCACCCGGTACAGGTTGTTGGGAACGGCGATCAGCCGTCGCTCGCCGGTGAACTGCTTGTACGCTTTGACGGCGAGCACCTGGCCCGGTGTGATGGAGACGATGTAGGTAATCGGCTCGCCGCTGTGAATCCGCACGGTCGCCCCCGCGTCGGCCCAGAACTGCTGAAGGATCGGGTCGGCCGACTTCTGATCGGCGCTGCCGCTGCCGGTCTGAATGATGAAGCCGTGGTGACGGCACTCGCAGGTTCCGAAATCCGCCCACATGCAGCTACAGGGCACCTCTTGGCGGTAATCGTACTTAATGACGCTTCCGCCGCTATCCTCGTAGGGGCATTCTTCCGTCTGCTGGTTGTAGGAATCCTGGGCCTGCTGCGCAAGTTGCTCGCTGTAGCGGCGGGTGACGTAGAAATCCTGGCCGTGGAAATGGCCCCAGAACCATGCCCCGTTGATGTCGATGACCAGAGGTGTGTCCTGCGGGAAGTCTTCGCCACCCAACACCTTGATCGGATTCGGCCCCAGCCCCTTGGCATTGGCGTCGGCAAGCTGCTTCTGCCGCTGCCACTGGGCGCAGAGTTTCCGGGCCATTGCCTGCGCGACGATCTTGCCCCGCTGCTCCTCAAGCTGGTTGATCTGGTCCAGCATGTCGTCGGCCTTGGCATCGTCCACCCCCTCCCAGCACGCCATCGCGCACCAGAGCGTACTGATCTGCGCCGAAATCTGGCATAACGAGGCGAAGATGCCCGCATCCTCGTTACTGCCGGTGTTGTAGAGCGGAAACCGGCCGTACAGGTCCGAGCCGGCAATCACCCCGACGCCCGTGAGCGTGGTCCCCGTCACCGCATGGTTGATCTGAAGGGCCGGGCAGTCCTGCACCGTCCCGAAGATCATCGGCCACGCCTTCCCCACCAGGTCCGCCGGCAGGTAAGGGAACTGGCCCTCTTCGGCCGAAAACCCGATTTCGCGGTCTTCAAGTTGCGAGACGACGGTGAACTTCACCGTTCGATCGCGCTCGTTCCAGACCACGGGCGAACTGATCTTGCCCGAGAACAAGAGAAACCTGTCGCTCAGGTCAAGCCCCTCGAACCACTGGTAGACGCGGGCGTCCCGCTTATGAACGTCGTGACTGTCGAAGATGGCCTTGATCGTGCCGTCCGTATCGTCCAGGGTCACGTCAAGAGACTGGGAGGAGTTGTTCTGGGAGACCCCGATTACGTTGTCCAGGTCTCCGACCTCGATGATCCTTCCGGGTATGGTGTCCACGTCCCGGTCGGCATAGGAGCGCGGCGCTCGCCCCGGCACCCAATCCACCTCGATGATGGTGATGGGTTCGTTGCCGTGGCGGGCCGCCAGCTTCGCCAGTCCTGCTGCGGAGATGCTGCGCATTACTGTTCCACCCCCTCGAACTCGATTTCGATGACCTGGGACTCGCCGCGCGGGAGCGGTGCAATCGCCGGGGCCGCCCGGTCGGACGTGTCAAACTCGAACGGGTTGTTGACGAAGTTGCCGATCCATACTCGCCCGTTGTGGTCGGTGACACGAATCTTCGAGGCGAAGTAGGACCGGAAAAAGGCGCGAATTTCCAGGCCCTTGTTCCGCGTGACCTTGAAGGTCCACCTCAGCTTCCGCCTGGCGTTGCGGCGCTTGACGTAGGTGTAGCGCGTGCCGTCCATCGCCAGCTTCCGTGTCACAGTGGCCAGCAGCCCCTCCTGGTCGCTGAACTGCGGGTTGGGAAGCAGCGATGTCGTCTGGATCGCTGGGAAGGGTGCCTCGAAGGTGAACATCGTTATGGCTCCCACGTCGCAGGTTCGCACTCAAGCTCGAAGCTGATCGTGAACCCGCTGCGGTCGTCCTGCACGGCGGGCTCGGTCGGGTTCATAATCACGCCCTTCCAGTAGAACCCATCCCAATCCACGAACCCCACCTCCAGCCCGAGGTGGCCTTCCACGAAGTCCAGGTACGCTTGGACCTGCTCCCGACTCAGACCCGTGATAGTAAGCGCCTGGGTCTCAATCTTCGGCCAGATCGGATCAGCGAACACCACCAATGTGCCGCCCCGTGTCTCGCGGCTGATGCGGTTGAATTGCAGCCGATCCTTGTTGCCAAACTCTGGGTTCCGCAGGTCCACGTGCTCGGCGGGGTGCGACACGGGGTAGACCAGCCGGCAGTTGTCGATCCCTGATGCGGGCGTCGGACAGGTCGCCGAAGGCGGGGTCGGAGCACTGGGAACACCCTCCCCGATAAACGGATGATACTGATGCAGGACATCCGCCGAGATCAGCACGAACCCGACTACCTGACCGAGATTCAGTGTGTCCGATACCGCCAAGGTGGCCCGGCTAATGACCACGGTGGCCGCATGGGCAAGCGCCAGGGTGCTGGAGACAACCTTGGAGGAGACAACCTCGGCCGCCTGCACAAGTGAAAGGCCGTCGGATGCCTGCTGACCGGTGCGGAAAAACGGCAACTGGGCAACGACGTTGCTGTCGGTCACGCTCAGGGCATCCGTCGCCTCGCAGGCGATGGCGTCCGCGTGAATCACGACTCCCAGCGCCCGATCCGACAGCGAAAGGATGCTCCGCGCCTCATAGGGCGTGCCACGGACCACCGCCACGTCCGCCCGGTCCTGGAGGCCGACGTAGTACGGAACCAACTGCCCCGTGACGGGATCGAAGTGGTAGTGAAGCTCCTGGAGGGTGTCGCCCGCCGAGCCGATTTCCACCCCGGAACGGGCCTTGTCCGTCAGGTGCAGCGTGCTCGCCGCCGAGACCTGTTTGACGAAGCCGACCGTGGCCTGGTGCGAGAGGCCGATGAGATCGTCGTGGACCGCCAGGCGGGTATTCGTAGCCTCCGCCGAGTGGCTCAGCACCAGGGTGCTCGACGCGCGGCGGATGTTGTCCACCGACGCCTCGTGCGACAAGCTGAGGGTATCGACCACCGACTTGGTTTTGACCACGCTGGCCGCGTGCCCAAGCGACAGTGCTGCCACGACGCTGCGGGAGCGCACCATCTTTTTCGCCGCAGTGTGCGTCAGCGCGAGCGTGTCGGCACGGCGACGAGTGAAAATCCAATTGGAGTCGGCCTGATGGGTCAAGGCCAGGTCGTCGTGAGCCAGCCGGATTACCGACGCCTCAGCCACGTCGGTCAAGGTCAAGGTGTGCGTGCCAACCTTGCACAGGTCGCCCACGGCCGCTTGGCCCAGCGCCAAGGTATCCTCGACAGGCCGCAGATAGTCCGCCTTGACTGTGGCCTGCTGTACCAGGGCTAGCGTTTCCTGGGTGACGGGCCGGACGTAGACCACCACGACGCTCGCCTCGTGGGTCGGCGTCAGAGTGTCGCTGCTGCGGCGCAGCAGGTCCACCTGGGCCAGGTGAGTCAGGGTCAGGGTGTGGTGAACCGGCTTGATGCGGTCGCCGACTGCCTGATCCACGATCTCCAAGCTGCTGATTGCGTTGACGCGCTTGGCGTAAGCAACCGTGGCCTCCTGCGTCACGGCCACCGTATCCACGGCCAGCCGCTCCAAGACCTTTATGGCCACTGCGTCGTGCGTCATGGCCAGGGTGTGGACCACCGGCTTGATAACACCGCCCTCGGCCTGGTGCGACAACGAGAGGGTGTCCGCCACAGGTTTGACAACGCTGCCCTGGGCCTGATCGTCAAGGGCCAGGGCGTGCGCCGCCGAGACAAGGTGGATTTTCCCGCCGGTGGCCCCATCGCTCAGCGCCAGCACATGGGTGACAGCCACGTCCCGAACCAGGTTGCGGGCCGCCTGGTGCGTGAGACTAAGAGAGTGGTCGGCCGAGACGTTGAGCGCCGGGGCCGTAATCTCGGCCAGGTGCGTCAGCGACAAGGTATCCGCCGCGCCGGCCGTGTAGATGCCTTGCGGGTCTGCCAAGACTTCGACGGCGTGCTGGACCACGCGCAGATTGCCGCCCGTGGGGCCGTCCCCGGCGATCTCGACCGCCTCCTGGGCGACCCGCCGACTGGTTGTTGGCTCTTGCAGGACCGCCACGGCCTGACGGGTGACACGGGCGGCCGGCGTAGGAACGTCGCACAGGACTGCCACGCACTGCCGAGTGACGCGAACCGGGTCCACCGACGACAGGACTTCCACGGCCTGGCGCGAGACCCGCGCCTTGCCTGTGCCATTGGTCAACACGTCCACGGCCTGGCGCGAGACCCGCGCCTTGCCGTTGCCATCCGTCAGCACCTCCACGGCCTGGCGCGAGACCCGCGCCCTGCCGTCGCCCGTGACGAGCACATCGGCGTATTGTCGGGTGCTGCGGAGTGCCATCTTAGCCTACCCTCATGCCGAACTGCGCCGCGTCGGTGGCCGTCTTCGTCCATGCCATGCCGGTGTTCGGGTCCGTCTCGACCACCCGCCGCTTCGTCGTGAAGGACTGCGTGCCAATGGCGCTAGCCGTCCCCTCGTCCGTCGTCCCGCCGGAGACCACCACCGTCTTGAGACTGAATGGGGTGGCGTCCGTCTCGCGGCAGTCCGTGTTGACCTGCACCCCGCTGACCGTGCTGGCAATCGTCGCCGGGGTGTCCTGGAAGTCGAACAGGTCCGTGTGGCTCGATACCGTGTCCTGTACGTAATTGTTGTTGTCGTCACACGGGTTCTCGTTGAGCAGGGCCGAGTGGTTCGTGCCGCTGCTGGCAGTCCACTCCTTGGTGGCCGTGTCCGCACTGGGGAAGAGCGTCACCACGCGGACGCCGCCCAGGAAATCGTTGTTCAGCGAGCCGGAGCCGTCGCAGACGTAGAAATCGTCGTAATAGTAGGCAGTTGACGAGACCGGCAGGCCGACCGCCACAACGTCGTGATAGTTGTGCGTGCCGGCCTTCGTGTTGATGCCCGACTGGCTGAGCACGTTGACGCCGTTGACCCGCAACTCGAAGGAGCCGGTGCTGCTGCTACAGAGCACCTTCAGTTCGATGTAGCACCAACGACTCAAGGGGACGGGGGTGGACGACGTTCCCAAGAGCGTCGTGTCGCGGTAGACCTGGAGCAGATAGTCGCCGCGCAAGCGGACGTTGACGCCCTGTTGCGAGCCATCGTAAAGAGCCAGCAGGATTCCCGTGGCAATGCTCGGCTTGAACGCGATGCCCACGATCAAAGTCGGGTCGGTCGTCAGCGCCGGCGTCTTGATCTGGCCATAGTTCGTGCCCAGGGAGTAGCCGCCGAGCCGGCCAGCGCCCACCGTCAAGGTGATGCTGCCCGCTACCGATGCGTACTTACGGGCCACCACGCCCGTGGGCGAGGCGCTGCCGCTCGTGCCATACGCATCGAAGCCGTCGAGCCACAGGAGTGCCATCGCTACGCCACCTTGATGCCGAACTGTGCGCTGTTGAGGGCCGCCCCCGTCCATGCCGCCCCGGTATTGGGATCGGTCTCCAGGACGCGCCGCAGCGTGACCTGGGAGGCTGAGCCGATCAACTGCGCCGAGCCCTCGTCCGTCGTCACGCCCGACTTGCAGGGCATCTTGAGGCTAAGGTGGTTGGCGTCTGTCTCGCGGCAGTCCGTGTTGACCTGGACGCCGAAGATCGCGGTGCCCACCGAAGGGTCTTGATAGTCGTACAGGTCCGTGTTGCCGGACACCGACGATTCCACGTAGTCCGTGTCGCCGTTGGACGGGTTCTCGTCCACCAGGGCGTAGTTGTCCACGCCCGCGCTCCGCGAGAAATCCTTGCTCGCCGTGTCGCCGTTGGGATAGATCGGCGTCACCTTGATGGAGCCCAGGAAGTCGTTGTTCGCCGGCCCGCTGCCGTCGCAGATGTAGTAGTCGTCGAAGTACCAGGGCTGCGAGTAGAGATTGTTGGCAAGGTACACCGAGGTATGATAGCTGTGCGTTCCGTTCTTCGTATTGACGCTGGACGCACTGAGCACGTTGACGCCGTTGATCCGAAGTTCGTAGGAGCCGGTAGTGGCGTTGCAGACCACCTTCAGTTCGATGTAGTACCACGTCCCCAGGGACACGGCCTTGCCGCTGGTCGTCCCTAACAAGGTGGAGTAACGATAGACCTGCAATTCGCCGTCGCTGCGCATCCGCAAATTGATGCCGGGTTGATCCTCGTCGTAGAGATAGAGGATCGTGCCGGACATCTGAAGGTCCGTCTTGAACGCGAAGCCCACGATCATCGTGGCGTTGGTCGTCAGGGGCGGCGTCTCAAACCAGAAGTTAGACGAACAGCGGATCGCATAGCCGCCGAGGCGGCCCGCCACGGTGGCCGGCGCACCGCCGGTCACGGAGAGGTACTTGCGGAGCAAATGCGCGGACGGGTCGCCGCTGGTGCCGTAGGTGTCGAAGCCGTCGATCCAGAGCAGGGCCATTGCTGCACCTTATGATCCGAGTTTCACGCCGAACTGCGTGCTGTTGAGGTTTGCCGGGGTCCACGCCGCGCCGGTCGGGTCCGTCTCCATGATCCGCGTCTTCGTGGTGTAGGTGTCTTCGGCGACCGCCACGACCGACCCGTCGCTCTCCGTCGCGCTCAGCTTGGAGGCTTGATAGAGGTTCATGGTGTTGTTGGGGTTGGTCCGGCGGGCGTCCGTGTTAATCTGGACGCCGCTCACGCCGCCTGCACCGATCAGGTCGGCGTAGTTGTACAGGTCCAGGTCCGCGCCGCCGGAGGTTTGGATGTAGCTGGCGTCGTCGTCCATCGACTCTTCATCGACGGCGGCATAGTTGGTTCCCGACGAAGGCGTCCACTGGGCCGAATCGCCGGCCCCGCTCGGATAGAGCGTGGCCACCTGCTTCACGCCGAGGAAGCTGTTGTTCGTGCTGCCGCTGGCGTCCAGGCAGTACAGGTCGTCGAAGGTCGGGTTCTCGCCCCACACGTCCTGGATGCGGAACGTCGAGTGGAAGGCGTGCGAGCCGGCCTGGGTGTTGACGCCCGTGGCTGACAGCCGGGACACACCATCCACATGCACGTCGTAGGAGCCGGTCGTCCCGTTGCAGACGACCTTGAATTCGATGTAGTACCACGTCCCGGCCACCAGGCCGAGGCCCACCGTGGCCGCAAGCTGCGTGTCGGCCCGGTAGACCGCCAGGTTCCCGCCGTTGACCCACCGCAGGTTCATCCCCCGCGTGGACCCGTCGTAGAACGTGAGGAACTCGTGACTGAGGCCATTGAGGGTCTTGAACGCCAGGCCGACGATCATCGTGGCATTGGTGGTCAAGGCGGGCGGCTGGAAATAGCAGGTGTCGATGACGAACTTCAAGGCATAGCCGGACCACCGCCCGGTCACGACCCGAAAGCCGCTCTCGGACTGGACCGTGTACTTCCGCCCGTACACGCCGGTCGGCGTCGGCGCGCCGTTGAGCGTCGTGCCGAACCCCTCGAAGCCGTCGATCCAGAGCAGTGCCATAGTCCACCTCGCTACAGGAGTTTCACGCCAAACTGGGCGTCGTTCAGGTCCGTCGTGGTCCACGCCACCCCGCTCGCCGGATTGGTCTCCAGGAGGCGGCTTTTCACGAAGCCGGACGACGACGTGACCAGCAGGGAAGCGCCGTCGTCCTGGCTGCCGCCGGACGGCTTCACGGGCAGGGACAGGCTCCACGGCATCCCATCGGTCGTGGAGATGGACAGGGCGTTGATCTGGATACCGGCGATGCCGCCAGTGATGCCGGCGACCGCGCTGAAGTTGTACAGATCGCTGTTGCCCGTCACGGCCGTCTGGACGTAATCCGCCGTGCTCGGGTTCTGCTCGTCCACGCAGTCCCAGTTGTCGCCAGCCGAGGGCGTCCACGCCGCTACGTCGCCGATTGCGTTGGGGAAGATCGCCACGACCCGCTTCCGGCCGAGGAAGTCGTTGTTGACCGCGCCGGTAGCGTCGAGAATGAAGATGTCGTCGAAGCGGGTCTGACACGCCGAGTTGACACCGCGAAAGCGGACCCGGCTGTGAAAGGAGTCGTTGCCGCCCTTCGTATTGATGCCAGTCAACGAGAGTTTCGTCACCTCGTTGACCCGGATCGTGACCGAGCCGCTGGTCGCGTGGCAATAGACCTTGACTTCGATGTGGCACCACGCACCAGGCTGAATGTTCGCACCGGTCGTCGTGCCCAAAAGCAGGGAACCACGGTAGACGCTTAACTCGCCCGTGGCGCGGAGGATCACCGCGAGGGATTGCATCGTGCTGTCCCAGAACCCCAGGGTCGGGCCGTTGTAGTTGCCGTCCGCCAGCGCCGCGGTGCGGAAGTTGAACCCCACCACCATCGTCGGGTCCGTCGTGGGCAGGGTCAGCGTGGTGAAGTGGATGTCGTTGTCCCACGTCTCCAGCGCGTAGCCACCCCAGCGGCCGTCGCGCAGCTTGTAGTAGCCCCCGCCCGAATAGTAGTTCGGATCGGGGTAGTATTTGGTGGCGATCTTCGCCCATTGGCCGGTCGAGTTACCAAAGGTCTCAAAGCCCTCAATCCACAGCAGCATGGGCGAGCCTCCAAAGGAAGAGATCGGCCGGGCCGAGAAAAACGCCTCCCGGCCCGGCCGCGGCGAGGGAGCACACGCTAGGCGTTGACGGTGTAGGTCACCTTCAACTGGTCGCCGTTGAGCACCGAGACGGTGCCGCTGGAGAACTGGGCCGCCGCCCAGAGGGTGCCGCCGCCGGCCGCGTCGTTCTTCGTCGAAGGGGCCGAGCCGCCACCGACCACGCCCAGGCCGTAGACGCTGCCTGAGCCGTTGATGTTGAAGACCACGGGGCTGGAGTTGGTGATGGACTGGCTGGCCGCCGCGCCCTCGGTCCACTCCTGACGGGTGGCCTCGCTGTAGGCGGTGAACTCATCCCAGCCGTTGGTCCCGTTGATCTGGGCGTAGGTGTCGCCGGCCGCCAGCGAGGGGCTACCTGCGCCGTCCACGAGCAGGATGTACCACGTCCCGATGGCCGTGACGCCGTGGAACATCACATCGAGCAGCTTGTTCTTGCCCTCGTTCGTGATGGCGTTGCGGATGTCGTACTTGCCGATCAACTGGCCGCCGCGCCAGTGCTCCACCTGGAAGCGACCGCGGGCGTGAATCTGATCGGAGACCTTGGTGCTGGGGCGAACCAACTCGCAGGCCGCCTCTTGCTGGACATGGATGGTGTCGTTCATGGGTGTTTCTCACAATAAAGGGTTACAGGGTTGACGTGCCACGCCGCAGTTCCCTTCGTAGCTCAGCGGCGATGGACCTTGCCGTTTGGCGGCTTGATCCGCCGCCGTTGACAGTCACGTTGATGTCACCGATGTTGGTGACGCTGCCGCCTTCGCTGCGGTAGACCGGCCGCACACCCGCGTTGATGGCGGTCAGTTCCGAGGCGAATCGCCGCGCCGAGGCGGCGTTGATGACCACTTCCCCCGGCGAGAGCATGGCCGGAATGACATCCGTGCCCTGGGGAGGCCCGCCGAAGGCAAGGAAACTCCAGACCTTCCTCCCCTGCGCCGCCGTCACCGCGGGCGGCGGCTCGACCGCCCAGGAGGCCGCCGCCAGGTTCCACATCGCCGAGGCCGCCGCCTGAATCTCGCCGGCCAGGCCCGCCATGCTCGGGATCGCGCTCAGCGCCGCCTGGGCCTGCTGCGCGCCCTCGCCCATCTGGGTCGCCGCCTGGGGATTCAGTTGGTCGATGATCCCCTTGAGGCGTTCGGCCTCCTGCCGCGCCCTCTGCAACTCCGCTTCCACGTTGCGCTTTTGGCCTTCGGGCGTCTGCCGGAGGGCCTTCATCGCTTCCGCCTGGTCCGCCAGCGACTTCACGAAACCCATCTGGTTGCTGATGAAATCCTTGTCGAACTGGCTCATGGTGGGACTCTTCAACAGTTCCGTGGCCTTCTTCTGCAACTCAAGGAACTGGTCCATCCCGAAGCCCTGAATGCCCGTCTTGGACAACTTCTGGAACTGCTGGGACAGTTCGGCCAGGGCTTGCGTATCCTTCTGGATGTCCCCGCCGCCGAAGATCGTGCCGAGGCCCTTCTTCGTGGCCTCGGCCAGGAAGGTCCGCCAGTCGTCCATCGCGGCCTTGTAGATTTCCAGGTTGGCACCCAGGCCGCCCTGGGCCGCCTTCTGGAGCATCGCGGACTTGGCAATCGAGTCCTGGTCGCGTTGCAGCTTGCCGACCAGTTCGACCTGCCGCTGGTACTCCCTGGTGACGATCTCCGTCTGCTCGGCAGGGGTCTTGCCGGCCAGCATCTCAGGCGTGACGGCCCCACCCGGCTGGACAAAGGGCTTCAGGGCGACCGCCACGGCACCCATGCCGTGTTCGATCTGGGCGCGCAACTGGTCGATCGTCTGAGGGGCGGCGAACAGCTTTTGCACCTCCATCTGCGAGACGCCGCCCTGCAAGGCGGTCTGCACCCTATGTTGCAGGGTGTCGAACTTCAGCATCTCTCCCAGGTCGATCTGGGCCGTGCCCGCCATCCACAGCCGCTTGAACTCGTCCATCTTCTGCTTCAAGTCTTCCGACTTGGCGGCCGACTTGAGCGGGTCCAGCGGGCCTTTCTTGTCAAAGAGGTTGAGGTCTTCGAGGATGCCCTTCATCAAGACCTTCATGCGGTCCACGCGGGCTTGCTCTTGCGCAGCCGCCTGGGCCGCCCGCGCGGCGCGGTTCTCGCTGTTGGTCTGGAATTGCTTTTCTGCGTCGATCTGCTGGTGGATGATCGACAACGACACCCGCTGGGCGTCGTCCAGAAGCCATTCGTTCTTCGCCGAGGAGGCAATCGACTCAGCTTCCTGGGAGTGCGCCATCGCCCGTTGGAAGATGGCCTGGGCCGCCTGCTGCTGATCCGGGGTCTCGGCCCTGGCCAGTTCCGCAGCCGCCTCCCGCGCCAGGGAAAGGGCGTGCCGGCTGTACTGGTCCTCCAGGAAGTAGGCGTCCTTGTACCCCAGCATCCGATTCTTGAAGAGCAGGTCGTCGTAGCGCCCTTGCAGGTCCGATTGGCGCTTCATCGAATCTGCCACGGCCTGGTTGGCGTTCTGGGCGGCCGCGCGGAACTGCTGGACGATCTTCTCGCGGGTCGAGATCATCGCCTGCATCGTGGTCCGCGACGAGGTGATTAGCTCTTCGTCGGCCTTCCGCGCGGCGTCCACCTGGGCGTTGTACGCCTGGCGGACCAGGGCCATGTACTGTTCCAGCCGCCGGCCGGCTGCGTCGTATACCCTCTTCTCCGCGGCAATCCGCTCTTCGCTGGCCTTTTCTTCGGCCGCTACCTTCTCCTGGACCTGCTTGCGGAAATTGTCGTTGGCGTTGGTCAGCATGGAGGCCAAACGCTGGTCCAGGAAGTCGGCACCCCAGACGATCATCGCCATCGGGGCGACGACATTGTTGAAGACGTTGCCCAGCAGGGACGCATTGGCCGCCGCCAGCTTGGCGCGGAGCGACAGCGCCGCAAGCGCCCCGCCGGCAATCGCCAGCGGTTCGGCCAGGCTCGTCAAGGTCGTCACGATGCCCTTCAGCGCGGCAACCAACCCATCGGCCCCGCCTGCCGCCTTGAGCAGGCCGCTCAGGAACTTGAGCAGTTCCGGGCCGATCTCCGTCGCCAGGGCGACCTTGAGCTTGTTCAGTTCCTTCGTGTACTGTTCGGCGTCGCTGGAGGTGAACAGCTTGAATGCCTCGTTCAAGCTGTCGCGCGACGTGGCGCTCATTACCTTCAAGGCTTGCTCGGCCTGCTCAGCACCCGAACCGGTCAGACGCAGTTCCGCGTTCAAGGCGCGGATGTTGCGGAACAGGGTCGCCGTGGCCGCCACGTCTTCGTTCTGGCTGTCGCGCAGGGCCTCAAAGCTGCCTTGGAGGCCCAAGGCACGGATCATCTGCTGGCCGGTGTCGTAGCCCAGGGCGCGCAACTCTTGCCGGAGATCAGTGGAGGGCTTGATGAGCGCGGCCAGGGCCGCCCGCAGGCTCGTGGCCGCCTCGGGGACGCGCATCGAGCCGATGGTCAGGGCGACCAACGAGGAGTTGACTTCATCCAGGCTGACCCCCAACTCGCTGGCAATCGGCGCGACCCGCCCGATCACCGGCGTCAGGTCGGCACCACGGGTGCGGCCCAACTCGATCGTCTTGAAGAACTTGGCGGCAACGTCTTCCGCCTGGCTGGACCTCATGCCGTAGGCGTTGAGCGTACCGGTCAACAGCAGCACGGCGTCATTTAGCTCCATGACGCCGACTTTGGCCAGCTTGGCGGAGGCCGTCATAATGTCCGAACGCTGCGCGGCCGAAGTAAACTGGTTGGACAGCGTTTGGTACATCGCCTCGGCCACGTCGGGCAGAGGAAAGTTGAACGACCGCGAGAAATCGGCGACCTCCCGGCTCAACCCCTGGAAGTTCTTGTCGATCTTCGGGGCGATGGTCTGGATTTCCGAAATGCTCTTGGAGAACTTGAGGGCCTCGTCCACGGACTCGCGGAGCAGGTCACGAAGCTGGCTCAAGGCGCGGACGATCATCTGGGTCATCACGACCCGCGTGAGGGTTTCCCACGTCACGGTCAGCCGCGCGGTATGCGTGGCCGCGGCCTGTGCGCCGCCGGCCGCCTGCTGCGCGGCCGCAGCCGCCTGCTGGCCGGTGGTCCGGGCGGCCTGGCCGGCACGCCCGATGGCGCTGGTGAACTGCTGGGCCGAGGCGGTTGCCTGGGAGTAATCGGGCGGCAGCCAGAGCTTCGAGGCGGGCGCAGCCTGCGCGGCGGGCATTGCCGGCCCTGTGCCCATCTTCGACATCGACGAGGCGAGCCGCGAGGCGGCGGAGGCCATATCCCGCATCGTGGCCAGGGCATTGGCCGCCTGGCTGTTCCAGGCGTCCAAGACCGCGCCGAACGCCTGGAAGGCCGTGCTGGAGGCTTGCAGCGCAGAGTCCAATCGCTGCAAAGCGCTCAGGGCGCTTTCCACGTCGAAGCCGAGTTTGTTGATAATCTCGTCAGCCATGAGATACGCTTGCTACGTGTTGACGCGCACCGCACGAACATGGGGCTTGACCGGCGGAAGGTCCACGCCGTCCGCGAACCGCAAGAACGCCCTGGCACCTACGGCCTGGAAGTTGTAAGGGCCTTCCTTAATCACGCGATAGAAGAGGCTCGGGTCGGGATCGACGTTGGCGTTGTGGTATTCGTTCCAGATCAGCCAGGGCAGCGACGTGCTGTACGTGAAGGTGTACCGCCCGCTGTCGATGTCCGTTTCCATCTGGCCGTCGCCCGACGCTTGGCCTGTGCCGACGCGATCCACGGCCACGGGGGCGATAGGGATGGACAATGAGATGTGGCTCGCCAGTTTGCTGAACGTCGCCCGCGATGCCCCACTCCACACCGGAATCTCTGCCAGCACGGCCTCCAGCCACTCCATGAGGCCCCGGGCGATGGCGGCCGTCATGTGCTTGTCCAGGGCCTTCCGATAGGCCGACACGTCGATGCGCGGCGCAGAGAGCCTGGCGGTGAACTTCATGGTGCCCTCCAAGTAGGCAGCCGCCTTGAGCAACGCCAGCGGATCGTCCTTGAAGGCCCCCAAGCCGGTGTTGCACCCATTGCACAAAAGGCCACGCACTTCACCGGTCGCATGGTCATGGTCAACGCAGAACTGGCCTTTTGCTTTGGTGCCGGGGTCATGGCTGCCACAAATCGAGCAGCGGCCTCCCTGCTGCCTCAGCATCGCGTCATATTCAGCCCGGCTCAGGCCAAACTTCTTCTGAAGTTGGTAGTCCCGGCAGCACGCTTTGCACCACGGGCGACGGTTGTCTCTTCCAAGCTGTGCTGTGTGAAACTCGTGTGGTGGTTTCTGGTCGCCGCACACGGCACAGCGATGCAGTGGCTCATGTTCGGTCAAGCTCGTGTCACTGCTTATCATCTGCCCCTCTCTCTGAACGCCCGAGAGGCATCCGTGCCCCAGCCAATTGAGCCTCCCGCTTCGCTTCGTCGTAACTTCGCAGTTGGTCGAAGGCGACGATCAAAGCCTGGGCCTCAACGCCGCACTCGTCCCAGGACGGCTTGACGCCCGGCGGCCGGACCCCTAGCCGTTCGCAGGCCCGCCAGACGGCGAACTCTCCGGTGCGGTGAGGGGCGAAGAGAACTCTTCGGGCATTGGAGCTTGACCAGCTAGAAAAGACTCGCGGGCCTTTTGCAGCTTGGCCTCGTCCAGGGCGTTCGCCTCAAGCACCAGCGCCAGGACGCGATTGGTCTCCACCTGGGTCAAGCTGCCGTTCTTCAGGTCTTCCTCCCAATTCGGCCAGGTCCGCGGATCGTTCTCCTTCACGGTGTCCCATTCGATGTCGGACGGAGCCAGGGACTTGACGACCATGTAGCCGAGGCGCTTCTTGGCCCAGATGCCCAGGACTTGCTGATAGGTGGGGTCGTTGAGGTTGGGCACCCAGCCCTCTTTCGTGTACTTTCCCGGCGGCTTCGGCGTCGGGCAAAGCGTGTTGAACTCGTCCATGTCGGGCAGGCCCTTGGCGCGGAACACGATGTTCTGGTCGCCGCGCGGCAGGACGAGGATGGCTTCGTTCGAGAGCCCTTTCGGGTCGATACCGGCAATCTTCATGTTGTTCCCTCGCAAAGAGTAAGAGGAAGAAGGCGGTGCCGGCACTGGTGCGGGCACCGCTCGACTGGTCTTCTTGACAAAGAGGCCAGCCCAACCGGCTCGCAAGCCGGGGAGTCGTTCAGAATCGACGCCGACCGTTTACTGCACGTCCGGCCACGGGTCGGCGGCACCTAGCCGATCCACCTGCGGCTCGGTGCGCTTGCACTTGCCGCTGACCGAGATCGACGCCTCCTTGTAGTTCACCTCCCGGCTCTCGGAACGGAACTCGGGAAAGGCCACCTGCTCCTTCTGGGCCGTTCCGCAAGGCGGGGTGTGCCGGACGATCATGTGGACGCCGTAGGGTTCGCACAGGTCGGCGGACGCACTGACCCACTCGGCTGCACCGCCAACGCCCTTGAGGGCGTCCACCGGGCTGACCGGCTCGCTCGTGCCCTGGGTGATGTGCTCGAAGACGGCCTCCAGCTTCACGTCCATCGGCACCTGGTTGCCTTCCCGCACGGTGTCCAGGTCGCCCCGATCCAACTCGTACTTGTACTCGTTGTGTTCGGTGTACGTGACGTTGCCGTCGCCGATCTTGATTTCCAACTCCTGCGGGTAGAACGTCACCACGCCGCCATCCGTGTACGTGCCGGCCCCGAGAGCGGGGCTGAAAGTAATCTGCGTCGTGGGGCCGCTCCCGCTCGGGGTGCGCGCCGTGACGGTGTGGTACACCGGGGTCGTCTCGCCCGCGATCTTGAAGCGAGCGCCCAGGGGCACCAGATCGGGGTCTTTCGTGTTCAACACGATGGTGTCGATGGTCAGTTGCGTGTCGTTCTCGGCCGGAGGGGTGACGGGCTGGTTGACCGCCGCCGTCCCGTTCAGACCGTCCTGGAGAATGACATCGCAGTCTCGTCTTTCCTGTTACCTACTCTTTCGAGTCGGGCGGGTCATTTCTGCCCGCCTCTGCATGTCGCCATGCAGAACAGACTATATCTTCACCCTTGGTCAAGGGGCGGTGCGTGTAGTCGTTGAGGGTTCCCCTTCGGGCCTTCCCTGCTGATGATCTGCACCACACAGATTTTCACGCAAAGCGTACCGGTGGATACTCAGACTTCCCAGCATATAGCACCGTTTGTCATCGCAAGTTGCCCTGCGAGGAGCCTACGATTTAAGCTCAATGCGTGCCATGTTCGACCTTTCTTGTTAGTTGACGAATCAAACTGGGGTCTTGAAACCCCAACCCACCGGCCAGCGGCCGGACTTCTGACAGGAACGCAAACGAGAGTACAGCGTGTTCACATTGATGCCCGTCGCCAGAGCCGCATCCTTGATGCAGCCGAAGGCAACGCCATCGACCGTGACGCGGCGAGCGCGAGGATTCTTGGCCCCGGCAGTATCCGTCAACATCCTCAACGTCTTGGGATGGGGTTTTCTTCCAAGAGCCTTTGCCCTGATCTTCTGGCAAGTCTCCTCCGTGTGTTTCCTGCCCTTCATCCCATTGCGCCGGTGATGAAACTTCTCACGTGTCGCGGCGCTGGGCCGCCACCCGACCGAACCCTCCCCGCCGAGCGTGAGGTTGTAGCCATTTGGTGCTCGCGTTTCGAGCATCACAATGGCCCGATACTCCATCATCTTGATCCAGGCTTCGTCGCCTTCGTACCACACCTCCCATTGCAGGCTGTGTCTGCCATACTTGCTGATTGCGTGATGCAGCAGCTTCGATCCGTGACCGGAAAGGTGCTCGCGCCGACGCTGTTCAATGTTGGTCGTGATGCCAACGTACTGCTTGCCGTTGATAAGGTTGGTTACCACGTGGAGGAACATGCTACCCGCTGATCTCCATCCGGTAACGGGCATCCACCATGCTCTGCTTCAGGCGGTCGGTTGGATTGATCTGGCCGAAGTGCATCACGCGGATGGCGTCATGCCGGCCTTGGACCGGCGAAAGGCAGCCGACCAGGACGTGTTCGTCGTCGCCAGGAAAAGTCCCGTACTTGCAGACGGCGATAGCTCCGTCCATTGCCTCCTGGAATACGCCCGTCTTCTGGATGATGGCGTACTGGTTCTTCTGCTCTTCGTAGCGGCTCACGAACAGGACGTTCACCACGACTTCGATCTGGAAGTAGTCGCGGCTGACTTCCCTGGTGAACGGCCCCGTGATGCGGACCTCGCACCGATCCGTGGCGCTCATAAACTCCGTGGCCCGCTCGTCCAAGCCTTCGATCAGAACGGGAAGGTTCTCACTCTCGGCGACTTGCTTCAGGTAGGTGGCTACGGATGCGAACACCCAGCGCGCCCAGTTCGGATTGGCGGGCATGGCTACACCTCCCCTTGGGTCTGGGAGACGAGCGTCAGCGTATCGGCGGCCGTCTCTTCCAGGATCGACCCTGCCACGCCTACCGACTCGCCCACCAATTCCTTGCCGTGGATGATGTAGGCCGCCTCGAACTCGTACTCCTCGAAGTTCTCGATCGCGTACTTGCGGCTGTGGTAGACGAGCCAGTCGCTCTCCTTCAGGACGAGGTTGGGGCAGTCGCGGCGCTCGATGATGAATAGCCGCTTGCCCGCCTCGTAACCGCCGCCCGTGACCATCTGCTTGTTCGCGGAGATCAGCGAGATCGACTGCTTGACTTCGCGGCTGATGGTCTCGGGCAGGACAACGGCCCGGTGAATCCGGGTCGCCGTCTTGGTCCGGGTCACTTCGCCGGTCTTCGTATCCGCAATCACCGAAGCGTTCTGATAGACGACAATCGTGCCGCCGTACTGACGCTTGAGCGCATACAAGACGCGCCGAATCTGCTGGTTCAAGCTGTGGTTCGCGGGATACGTCATGGCGGTGCTTCACGGTTGCTGACGGGCGCACGTATCCCTGAGCGGACACACGAAGCGCTCGTCCAGGGCCTTCTCCAACCGCTCCATCATCAAGGTGTTCTGGGCAATTACGTCCGCACACCGTTCGACGAGCGGCATGAGCACGTTCCGCTGCTCGTCTTCGAGCTTCACGATCCGTTTGTTCATGCGACATTCGCGGACCCAGCTTTGCCAGAGAAGAACGGCAGTCACGAGGACCAGCGGCCCGTACTGTTTCAAGAGGGCAATCGCATCGGCAAACGTGTCGGCTTGTGCAAAGAGCAGTTCCATGAGGCATCTCCGTCCGCCCGCAGGCGCAGTTGATGGTAGAGGGGCCGGCCGGCCGGGTTTGCGCCCGGACGGCCGGCTTTTCGCTCGTTGCGGACAGGATTAGCCGAGCACGGGGACCAGCAGGCCGCTGTTCAGCACCGCCACACCCGCGAGGATGTCGCAGTTGACGATCAGCCCGCCCGCGTTGATGTCGTACTGGGCCAGGACCCGCATGGTGACGCCGTTGTAGGCGGCATGTCCGGCCATGACGCCCGCGCGGGTGTCCGGCAGGGCCAGCGGGCGGGTGACGAGGGCCAGAGCGTCCCGGTGGAACGCCAGGTTCATCGCGCCGTAGGGGCCGGGGAACGCATCGGCCCCAGCGCCAACGGCAGCCGCGAGCGGCCGGTCCAGGTAGACCGTGCAAGCCGTGCCGCTCCCCTCGGACTCGATCACCGTGTAGGTGTGCCGAGTGCCGGTGGTCGCACCGAAGGCGAGCAACTGGCCGACCTGCGGTGCCTTGCCCGCCGTGACGGTTAGCGCGATGCCCTCGCTGTAGCCGGCCGCGTAGGCAGCGGCCGTCACGCACTTCACCCAGCGCGTGGCCACGGCGTTGTCCTCGGTGGCGTACTTGAGGGCCTCATTCAACTGGAAGCTGTCGGCATCCGCAGCCACGGCCCAAGTCGGCTGATCGTTGCCGGCCATGACCACGAACTCACCGACCGTGGGAGTCAAGACGCAAGCCAGGTCGCCCGTCGCGCCGGCCGCATACGGCTCCGTGACCGGATCGCTGTCGGTCTCGCTGCCCGACAGGACGCAGTTGACGTTCTGGTCCATGTAGGTGTCGAAGCCGAGGATGCGGCCGAGGATGGCGCTCTCCAGCGCCGAGCCACCGTCGCCGCGCTCGTTGGCCTTGACGAACAGGTCGGTCTTGAGCATGGCCGTCTCGCTCGTGGGGGCCATGACCAGCTTGCGGCCATCCACGGGGGCTTTGTTGATGTTCAGCTTCTCGCGGGCGTCCAGCACGTAGTCCTTGGCGGTGTCCTTCGTCAGGCCACCCAACTTGCCCACGCGGTCGGCCGTGGTGCCGAGGTAGGCGTGGACCTGACCCAACAGGGCGCGATCGACGCCTTCCGCGATGGTCTTCATCGCGGGCTGGAGGTAAATCTGGCTCAACTCCTTGAAGGACTTGCTCCCTTCGCCGTCGCGGATCACGAAGGAAGAGTAGAACCATTGATTCAACGGCACTTGCACGTTGGTGGCCACGGCGTCCTGCTGCACCAGCGAGGTGCCGTCCTTCTTGCGGCGAATCTTGAACTCGCCGGGGCGGCGGGTGTTGACGACATCGCCGAACTTGGCAACGGTGTCCTCGAAGTCTCGGTGGACCATGTTGGCCATGACCATGTTGCCTTCCAACATGCGCAGGCCCTCGTCCGCCCACAACTCGGGGATGAAGGCATCCAGGTTGTTTTCGTAGCAAGCCGTGAACGGCTGGCTGAGGTACAAACGGTTCATCGCTACTCTCCGAAGTGTCTCGTGTGACTTCTGCTCGCCGCGCCTCGTCACCGTGACGTGCGCTGGCTCCGAGCAGACCTTTGGTTTGCCGACCCCCGAACGGTTAGCGGCCCTTCTTGGGCAAAGGATCGAGTCCGAGCCATTCAGGGTGGTTGGCCCGAATCTCGCGGAACTGCTCTTGCGTCAGCTTGCGAATCGCCGCCGCATCCAGTTTGCCGCCTTGACCCGGCATGAGGCCGCCGGTAGCCGTTCCCGCGCCGATGCCCGAAACCACGCCGCTGCGGAAGAGGTTGCCCCAGGTGTCGGGCGTGTCCTTCATCTTCTTCACGGCGTCCTCGGGCGTGTACGTCTTGGTCTCGATCTCGCCCGTCGTCGTGTTGAGGGCCTGCATCTCGACCACCGGCTTGTACCTGCCGGTCAACTTGCCGGTCCTGGGGTCCGTTTCCTCCAACATCTTCGTCTGCCCGCGAAGCAGGGTGACGACTTGCGAAGGACTCCACGCTTCGTGCTTGACGGCGGCGTCTTGGAGCGCCCGTTCGATGGTGGAGTCACGGTACAGCGTCTCAAACCACGACGCCTTCTTTTCGATCTCCTGCAACTTGCCGGCGTAGGTCTCCTCCATCTGCTTCTTTTCCAGAAGAAGCTGCTCTTCCTTCGACCGCAGTTGGCCTTGCACCATCTCCAGATTCGCTTGCAGCGCCTTCCGTTCTTGCTCGGTGAGATTCTGGCTGGCCAGCAAGTCCTGGTACTGTTTCTCGGTCTTCTTCAACGCCTCTTCCAGCTTGCGGCGGTCGGCGGCCACGATGCGATTCACGTCCTCCTGGGTGAACGTTTTGCCTGCGGCAGCGGCAGCAGCGGCAGCCGCCTCGGCTGCGGCCTTGTCAGCGGCGGCCTTCTCCGCAGCGGCCTTCGCGGCATCATCCTCACCCTCGAAACACGCGGACCACGGACGGGACAGATACAGAGAGATGGACATAACACTTCCTTACACCCGAAAGGAAATCACAGAGCATCCGCCTATTCGGTGTTCAGCGGGTCTGACCC